ATTTTTTTTTGTTGTGAAGATATAGACCTATTAGAATAAAAACGCCAGCTAATATGTAATACGATAACAGTAGCAACGAATATCCACATTCTATACTTGTATATCTAATTAAAAATGTTAATAGCATAACAGAGGCATTATAACTAATAACAACTCTACGCCAAGTACAAAAGTTAAAAGCATAACTACAAGAATACATAAGAGCAACACCTGCAATAGATACTCCAATAGTAAAACTTATAAAATCATTTATAGAATCAGGAGAATTAAAATAAACAAGTGTAGCATTAATAAGGATTCCGATAGCAGTAGCTACCGGAATCCATTTGGCAAGCAATAGAAAAATTTTATGTTTAGTCAACATAATTTATTTCTTTTTACCACCTTTTCGAACATCAGAACTGCGAGGTCCGGCAGTACCAATATTAAGCATAGGTTTACTCTTCTTTGCCATAATATTAAAAGTTAATTATTTGTTATATTGGCAATATTGCCAATTCGAATAGTAATAATTTTTGTAATCACAAAATTATTTATAGGAATATGAACGAATTTTTATATACTTAAACCAAGCATAACATTTTCTTTGTTTAAGATAATTAAAATTAGTATCATTATTGTGAGCTTCTTCTTCAAAAGAAACATCATGATAACCATCATTTTGTTTTTTATGAAAGAAACGGACAATTAAATATTCTATACCATACCAAAGATAAAAACCAATAAAAAGAGTTTCTAACATTTGACGAGTATGAATACGTTCATGATTCTTTGTTTTAGCACTAATATCTCCTTTATAAAATACTATTCCACAAATATTAATAGCTTTATAAGAACCAAAAGGAAACCATTTATTTTTAATCCAAATCATTTGATTTAAAACATTTATATAATTTATAGTTATTTTAACAAAGTAAGAGGACCAACAATTTGAACATATCCAGTAGTATTATTAATAGAGCATTTAAAATATTGACTGCTACTATGAATATTATAAAATATAGAATTAGCATTACCATTCATGTAACCACGACAAAATAATGCAGGAGCTTGCGTATTTAAATGTACTACAATCGCTGGAGCTATTTTAATTTTATCAAGAAGCTCTTTAGATATATTTTTATTAACAACATTTTCATTAAGATGAACTATATTAAGTTCTCCCCCCCCTCAATATATTCTTTAAGTTGTTTTTTATTATTTTTGGAAATAGAAAAAGAGTTAAGAAAATTAATTATTGTTTTCATTTTTATATCCTATTTTAAGTTTATTAATTATAGGTTTAAGAACCCAAGTCCAAATAACAGGTGCAGCAATAGAACTATTAATAAGTTTTAAAGAATCACTATAATCATTATATTTATAAATACAAAACATAATTATAATAGCAATAATAAGGAAAATACGTTTAGTAAGAACGGGGACTTTTTTGTCCCCGTTAAAGTAATCAGCAGTTTTAATAAGAAAATAAGTTACAATATTAATCATTAGGATATAGATAATATCGAAATTATCAAATACTTGTTTAATAAGAGTTTGTTCCATACAATGTTATTCAGTTACAGTCATATCAATAATTTTAGTAAATTGAGCATTAAATGCAGATTCAGTAGTATATTTAGTACCACCTCCTAATTGATAATTCTTAAATGCAGATAGAAAATATACAGTATTTGCTGATAATACATTTGTAGAAATTTTAAATTCTATACGTTTAGCATCAATAGTAGTAGAAATTATAGCATGAATATTATAGAAAAAGCATGAATCAGTATCAGAAACACCTTTAATATATACTGTATAACTATTATCAGTAGAATCTTTAACAACTAATATATTAGCTCTTTTAATTCCATTTTGAATAGCAGTATCAGAAATAGTAGTATTTAATAATGTTTTATCTATGATAAAAGTGTGGTCGTATAAGAAATTATTTAGAGCAGTAAAATCTGCTTGAATAGCTATAATTCCACCATTATTTAAATACCATTGGAATGGATTTGATATTTGTGCTTGTATTGCATTTAATAGTTTAGTATTTTTATTATATAAAATACGTCTTATATATATGGAATCCATAAATGCCATAAATACAGCATTAAAATGTATTTCAGTATTATTAACATTACCTCTATTAAATACAAGAGTACCTATATCTGGAATATTAGTTACAATAAGAGTGGTAGCTTCTTGAACAGTAGCAGCTTCTTCATTTGTAAGAGTAGTACCTAATTTAGAAGCATCTATAACAAAAGTATTTTCAGTAAGTTGAGCTGCAAGCTCTTTATACATTAAATCTTTACTGGCTTTAGTACCACCAAGGCGTTTATAATTAGTATAAACAACACCATCAGTTTGTGAATTTTCTACAGCACTTAAAGTATTATTAGAAGTTCTTAAAATTATACTATCTATAGAACTGTAATTAGATATACAATTATAATAAATAACACTTGCAGCAGTATAACCTCTTACAAAAATTCTATTAGTGGCGACTTCATCTAAAATAAGATAAGTAGCATTTTTAATATTTGTTAATTTATCACCAGTAAGTTCTTTATTTAAATCAGCAGTAGTAATTTTATAAGAATTTAATAAAGATACATTAGCAATTTCTTTATTTACTTGAGCTTGTGATTTACCAGTATAACCTTCTGCAAGAAAAGCTCCATAAGGTAATGTAAATTTACGCAGATCAATATTCCATACAGAATTATTAAGATTTACAGTAATTTGATTATAACCTAAAGAAGCACCATTAGATTCTAAATTTTGTACTCTACAAAAATATAAATATGTATTTGTTCTTGCTACAATATTATAAATAGATTTACTATTTTCTCTGGAACCATCATCATTTAAAAGAATAATAGAATTAGCTTTTTTAAGAGCATTAATAGTATTGTTATCTAATGCTTGGCCAATATTATTATAATCAAGAACAACAGTATCTCCAGCAAGAATATTAGTTAATTCCTGTTTAGCTTCAGCATTAGTTTTAGAACCTCTAATACTATCATAATTCACAATAGTATCTGTATCAATTCTATTAATGAATGTAAATGCACCTGTAAGATTATTCATAGAATATGTTTCCATAACACGTTTATTGAAAACTATAAATGTAGTAGTACCTTCATTTATTTTTGTACAATAACCAATATAAACATATTCATTTGTAACTAATAATGCAGGAGTAGTTCTATTTACTTCTAAAGTATTGGCAATAGCTTTATTATTATCATTATTTAAACCGTTGCCATAAAAATAAACATATCCGGGAATATCACTAATCTTTTCAAGACTATATTTTCCTCCAGTATTTAATTGTTTATAAGTTTGTAGACTGCCGTTATTATAGATAGTAAATTGACGTTGACCTCCATTAATATCAACAATACGACATAAACGACCATCTAAATCTTCGTTTTTAAATTCAATATAAGTGTTACGATATGATTTATAATTAATTAAGAAGCTAAATAGTTGACCCATTCCAGTCTGGTTAAGTCCAGTTTGGTCACCTTCAGCAATATCATCGATATTAGAAACAGTTCCAATATTGGCAACTTTAACAATATTATTTAAAGTTGCAATATTTGTACTCCAATTTTTATCTAAATCAATAAGATCACTACCACTCCAACGAAAACTATGATTTGAGTTATTACCAGAACCAATATTTATATAAATTTTTCCTTCTTCAGGCTCAACAATTATCCAATCATCTTCAGAAGTATTAGTTCCAAAATTAATAAATTTCTTATTATATTTAAAACTTAAAGTTCCTTCAATAGAAGTGTAGCCTTGAATATAATAAACTTTATCAGTATAACTTTGATTATTTAAATAAAAATTAATAGGGTTGCTCCCATTAATAATGCTCTCAAATTCAATAACATCATCAACATAACTCGGTAATTGTTCAGCAGGAACTTTACCATCTACAAGATCAGCTTTATTATTAATACTTGAAACTGCATCATCAATATAATCAACAATTAATTGAAAAACTCTTTTAATCCATGCAGGCATTGTTAAAGAGTTCAAACTTTTTAAAATACTTTCTTTTGTGAATTTCATAAATCAATTAAACTTTATATTTATTATAATATTATTCATCTAATTTAAATGTAAATAAACCATTAGGGTCTACTTGAATAAGAAACTTAACAGTTTTATTATCTCTTGTTGCACTTAACCAACAAGTATTTACATTTGTAGAAAGACCATTTGTATAACCAGTAACAACAGGAACCTTACCATCATAATAGTATTGTTTATTAGCATAACCAAATTGGAGTTTACAAACCATTGGCCAATTATTTTTTACACATTCTGCAATAAAACTAATAGGATTATTTACAATATTTAATTGTGTATAAACAGCTTCTGCAGTAAGTGAACTTTTAAATTCATCTTCAGTGGGACTCCAAGCTTCACCAGCATATTCAGTAAGTTTATCAAAAATCCATTGAAATGCTTCTCCAAGATCAAAACCACTTTTATATAAATCTTCTTGAAAATATGGTAAGAACTCAACCATATTATTTTCTAAAACTACAAACTTACAATATAAACGAGTAAATACTTGTTCATAAGAGTGCATAATATAAGTAAACTTAACAATACTATTACCATTGTCATAGTAACAATTAAAGTTTTCAACTTTAGAAACACAAATACGTCCGTCAGAATCTTCATATTTTAGGATTATATCATCGGCGTCAATAAAAGAATCAAAAGTAATACCAGAAAAAGATATATCAATAGGTCTATTAAGATCAGGATTTGCAAAAGTATTAGAAGATAAAATTAAAGTTTTAGGAATATTAGTTAATTTATTCTTTTCAGTAGGACTAATTAAACCAGCATATTGTGCAGTAGCAAGAGGAATGTCTACATATTGATCAGCACCAGCACCATATTTACCATTATCTTGTTTTTCAGAAGTTTGTAAAGAAATTCTATAATAAGCAGCATTTCTATCATCACTAATAGCTTGTAAATCAACTAATTTGGACGGCAATGTTGCTACAATATCTGTAACAGCTTTACCTTTAGCACCATCATAAGCAGTTCCAGTAATTTCTCCAATAACTACTCCAGAACCAATTGGAGCTAAAGTAGTACCAGACCAACGATATGCAGCATTATTAGTAGTATTACAATAAATTTTATCAGCAACTAAATCTTCAATAATCCAATCGTTAACAGAAGTATTAGCATTTAATTTAATAATCTTATTTTTATAAGGATTAACAGTTGTAGAACCTGTTATAATAACTTGATTAGTATATGCACTATGTTCTATAATTTCAGAAGTATTTGCAAAATTAGTAGATGTTGTAAAATCCATCACATCATCAACATAAGAAGGAAGATATTTAGCATCTACTTTAGAACTTGCATTAAGAGGACAAATTCCACTTGCAGCTCCTTTTTGATTTTTATTTATAAATTCAGTAGTGCTATAATTAACAATTTTGTCAAGAATCAGTATAGGAGAATTTGTATCTGCCCAACTCCATTCTTGTTTAACAAGTAAATTATCATTACCGCTTTCGCAGAAATTACAAACTATTTGAGCAGTATTAGTATTAGCACCATCACTCATAAATTGCATAGTACCTTTTACAGTAGCCCATATAGGGTCATCAGTTTTATAAGTTATTGTGCAATCAAAAATATAAACTTTATTATCTAAAGGATAAGCTTCAATAAGTTTTTGTATTTGAATAGTAGCATTATTTTCTATTGAAAACTGTTTGCGATTATCACTTAAAGAAGTTTGATAAGTAGCTTTAATATAAATAGTTCCTAAAGGCTTTTCTATTATATAAATCTGAAAAGAATTAGTTTCTATATTACCCTGAAAAACAATTTTATTATTAGCGTTATAATCATAACCAATAGTAGTTATTAAACAATCATTTTCATGCCTTATAATAGAACAATTTAATTTGTTATATATAACAGTTGATTCTACAATAACATTTGTAATACAAATTGAAGGCATTCCCGTATTAGCTAATATATAAGGTTTTATTTCATCAATATTGCTTATAGTAAAACTTGATCCATCAGTAGTTTCAAAATTAATAGTAGGTATAGAAGAACTACCTCCTCCACCTGAACCAGATTCAATTAGAGCTTTAAGCGAAGGATAATCATCTAAATGATTAAAAACGTAATCGGTTCTATTGTAAACACTTAAATCAATAGCAGATTTTAAAGTAGGATAATTATTTATATTATTGAAAACAGAATTAATAATAGTAGGAGCAATTTCTACAATCTTATCTGTAATTACTTTCTTTACAGCAGGATAACTATCAATATTAGTAAATACAGATTTAATTGCATTTTCGATAATAGTTTTTAATGTAGGATAATTATCAATGTTATTAAATATATAATTTACTTGATTAACAACATAAGTATTAAGAAGAGTTTTTAAATCTGGATAATTATCCAAATTAGCAAATACATCTCCAACTTTAGTTTCAATAGCAGATTTAAATTTAGCATAAAGATCGGGATAAGAAACAATATTATTAAGAATATTAGTTGTAGCAGTAGTAACGCCTGCCACAATCACATTCTTTACGGGGGGATAATCATCAATGTTTGTAAAAATTTGTTCTATAACAGCAACAATTTCATCCTCAGCAGCATTTAAATCCCAGCCTTCCCAATTATCAATATTTTGCCAATTAGCATTAGTAAAATCATTAAGTTTATAACGTTTAGTCCAAATAAAACCATCAGCATCTTTATAAGTAACAAGAGTTCCAAAATTACGCATAACCAAAGGAACTTCATTAACAGTAGCAGCAAAATTACCATTCCAAGGAAGAACAAGGTAATTAAACATACTAATTAAAGAACTTAAATTCTTACCAGATTCTAAATCAAGAATTGCTTCAATAAGAGTAACAGGAAAAGTAGTAATCTTATCACCAAATTCTACAACATAATTTTTAAGTACTTTAACATTTTCCATTGTTCTTTCTTCTTGAGAAACTGAAGTAAATGCAGCAGTACTTAAAGAATTATATACTTGTTCATGATATTCTTTATTATTTTGAGTATCAATAGAATCAATTATATAAGTTTTTTCAGTATCTAATACATAAACTTCAGCTCCAGCATTTACTTGTTCGATAGTTAAAGCTTCAAGAGCTTTATTATCATCTACTACAATACGACTAGTAATTTGACGTTTATTTAAATCAGCAATATCTAAAAGTATTTCACTTTTAAAAGTTTCATAATCAACTTTAATTTCATCTTGAAGATTAGAAAGTACTTGCCAATAAGTAGTATTAGTAAGTTTTGTACCAGCAGGAACTTTTTGTTTAGAGATATAAGAAGCAAAGTCATCATAAACTACACAAAGACGGTCATATTCAATATTATCTTTCCAACGACCATTACATGTAATACTAACTTTACCTAAATATCTAATTATAGAGTTGACAATATCTGTTATATTTGCCATATCAGTTTTAATGTTGTTCCCCCGTAAAGGAAGACCATCGGTTATTATTTGTCAGATTGAATATCGTCTTTAGTAAGTCCATAAGTTTCAGTATAAACTTGTCCTGCTTCTTTAATCTCTTTAAGTAAACCAGTTTCAGCGTCCACTTCAAAAGTAGGAACAGAACCACACGTTACCATAGCATACAGCTCACCATTTTCGTCAATAGGCATAGTGACACTACCAAGATTTTCTGCAACTCCAGAACCTTTATAGATATTACTAATTTGAGCTTTAATATATTTAATTAAAGTGTCTGCTTCTTTAGTTTTGTTAAGTGAATGTGCAGCACAAGCTGCTTGAAACATATTCCAACAAGAAATAATATTCTTATTAGAACCTTTGCAACCGGCTGCACAATCTTGAAGCATTTCATACCCCAAGTCACTTAACATAACCAAAAGTCGAGCATACACACAAGCATAATCCGAAGGAATAATTATATAAACATAATCCGGATTAACTTCAGTAGTTGACTTTTGTGTACTCATTTTTATTTAAAGTTTAATAATTTCGATAGCATTTATACCACAACGATTTTTAGCATTAACGGCAGCATAAATCCAAATAACTTCATTAGTAACAGTAATAGGATCAAATTCTACCCATTCAGTATTGTTAGTTAAAGCTTTTTCAAGAGGAAGTTGATCTAAAACACTATTAGTATTAATATTAAATGTATGGAAATTTATATATTTATCATTAGTTTCAGTAGTACAAGAAAGTATTCTAATCTTATATTGACCATTAGGAACTTTTAATGCCCAACCATCAGATTGTGCACCACCATATTGATAAAGATAACGATATTCACAAGTAGCTTCAGAAGCAACACTAAATACAGAAGTTAAATCTCCATTTTGAGAACCTCCCATTCTCCATTCTCCAGCTTGAGTTAAGCCTGCAGCAGCAATAAGACTATCCACAGCATCACAATGTCTTTGCCAACCAGTTAAAACTTTACCAGATTTAGAATAAATAGGAGTACGTTCTATAGTACTTTCATAATTCATTTCGTTAATATTGATACGTCCCCCATAAAGAGTATCATCAAAATAACGAACTTTATTTAAATCATTAAGTCCATAATTAACAAAACATGCAGTATTATCATCTTGTGATACAGGAGGATCAGAAACAATAACTTGATAGGTCCAACTATCTGCAGTATTAGGATTATCTATTACAACATCAAAACTACCAGCATGACTAAATCTTACTAAAAAAGTTAATTCATTACCAGCTATACTTTTATCAGATATACTACAACCCTCATCAGGAGTTATAGTTAAATCATTCATTTGAGTGTTATCTGTTGGAACACATATAAGATTTACAGTAACCACTTCGTTAGTAAGAGCTGTTGAAGGACCAATAATAGTAGCACTCTCAATAGGTTTTTCAATAGATGAAGAATTAATATGTAAACTATAAGGAATTCTTTGAATGATAGCTGTATCTTCAACTGCAACATCAAATTCACCTACATAATCTCCAGCAACAGTATAAAGATTTTTAATAGTAAAAGTTTTTATATTTCCTGTAACATTACTTGTAATTTGCCAATTACGATTAGAATCAGTATCAGTACAAGTAATTTTAGACATCCATGTATTATTATTAGGAGAAGCAACAACACTTAAAACTAATTGTTCATCATCAGTAAATGCTAATTCTGTAGGAGTAGCATCAATAGATGTAATAGGCACATTTGTACTACCAGTAATAGTAACAGGCACAGTTTTAGTAGAAACAATTCCTCCTATACTAAATTTAATATTAGTATTTCCTACAGCAACAGCTGTAATATTATATTTTATTACATTATTAGTAACAGAATCTTTAGTTATAGTTGCAATATTAGTATTTTCTATATATGCCACAACACTGTCCATTTCAGTATTATTAGCCGGTAAGAATGTAACATCTATTGTATCAAAGAATTGCAATCCAATATTGATATTATCCTTACTAAAAGTTATATCAGTAATAGGTATTTTCTCCTCCACCTCCACCACTAATATCGTCAATAATATCTTGATAACTTTGTTTTAAATCTGAACGATAACCAGCAATACTTGTTTCAGCATCAAGTTTCCATTCATCTTTTTTAGTTTCTCGATATTTATTAATAAAATAATCAGTATATTGTGTAGCAGTATTTTCAATACCTATTTGAGCTACAATCATAGAAGATATATATTTAACAGAAGCTTGAATAATCTTCTCATTAGTATAAGTATCATACCCATCAATTGTTAAGTTACTTGTAGATATATTATCACCAAGAATATTAAGAGTTAGATCTTTATAACAGAAGTTTTCTTTATAGGGAAAATCTAAATCAAATTCAAGATAATTAATTCCACTATCAGTAGTAGTTTTAATATTAGTAATTTTAATGTACTTTCTATAATACATATATTCGTAAAGCTCTCCGACGGTTGCTATCCATGCCTTTGCAGTCGTGGTAGGATTACCTCCATATTGCTCTTTAATCCATTGTAATAGCCCTGTCCACGTTGTTGTAGCGGTGTGACAACAAAAGTGATACCATTTTTTAGCAGACTGATCGGAATTATTAGCAATAGCTTGAATTTCACTTTTAATAGTATCAATATCTTCTTTAAAAGTTCGAAGATAAGTTTTATGATACATATCAGTAAGTATATACGGATATAAATCTACACCCGGATCATTTTCTGCAACAGCAACATCAACACGAGGCATTTCTGCCATAGCATCAATAAATGTATTATTACCATCAGGCCTTGCTAAACATTTCATATTAAACCCAAGTTTAGTTTGAGTTTTTAAGAAATCAGCAGTAAGACCTTGAATAACATTATTTATATCTTTATCTGCACCATATTCTTCTGTACCAATATTATGCCAGTAAAAATCAACTCCATACTTTTTAAGAAGATTACAATCTTCCCACATAAGATAAGGAGTCATAAAACGATAAAGATTACCAGCTGAAGGATTTACAACAGATTCTTTATCCATAAACATACCATCCTTATTTCCAGCATAAGGCCAAATAGCAACTCCTTGCTTAAATCTATGAGGGTTACCAAAACAATCATAAAACTCAAAAGGAACAGTATAAGGTTGAGTATCTGCCAAAATAGTATCAGGTATATCTCCAGCTAAATATTGATTAGCATGATAACTATATTGAGTAGTACCTTCTCCTTTATTTTTAGCAACTTTACGTCCATTAAATGCAGCCCATACAACATCCAATGTAGAACAAGAAGCATCATCAGTAGTAAAAGAAATTACAAAATTAGAATTATATTTAAGAGGAGCAACAATAGGTGTAAAATTAGTTCCAGCATTAACTCCTCCAATTTTAATATGTAACTTTTTTACTCTACCACGAGTATAAATAGATGGTTGTCCAACAGTATTTTGTAATTCTTGAACAGAAGTTTCAAGACCAGTTATATTATTTTCAGCAGCAATTATTTTATTTTCAGAAGCAGTAAGTCTATTTTCAGCAGCAACTATTTTATTATCTTGTGTTCGTTGACTTGCATCTATTTGACTTTTAGTATAATAATCACTTAAATCAACAGTGTTTCCTTTTGCAATCAAACCACTGTCTTCAATGCTATTTTTAAACCAATATTCAGTAATAGAATTATTGTTTTTAATACCAATAGTTAAACCTATAGCTCGTTGACTTTTAGGAACATTAGTGAGAGCAATTTCTATACTTTCATAAGGTCCATATTTTGCATCAAGATTAGGATATAAATTATAATACTCATCAGTAGCATTATTTAATATAAGTTCTCCAACATTAATCATTTATTTTCTTTTTAACAGTTATATCAATAGGTTCTTTAAAACTACCACTCGGATTATAATAAAAATATACTTTATATGTATAATCGCCATATGATCCTCCCGGATTATTTGTTTTATATGCACCGGACGTTCCATTCCATAAAATGGTAACTAATAAATCTCCAAAATGGCTATCAAGTAAATTTACATTATCTGGAACCAATAAGTAATGAATTATATCAGTTTGTTGAAAAGTAAAATTATAATTACTAATAGTATTCCATTCTTTTTTAATAGGATTAAGATTCATAATATCTGCAATAGACATAGTTTCAAATATTTGAGGAGTAATATTAGTAATACCATAATAAATATGATATTTCTTAACTACTGGGGGGGGTCCCGGTTCCTCTTCCATTACATAATTATAACTACCTACAACTTTATTGTAAATAGCTATAAGATTATTACGTCGCTGTTCATCAAATATACCAATATTTTCAAATGCTGCTTTAAGCATAACCATATATTGATTTATACAATATAGATTATGATCTGGTAAATACCCAGCTTCTTCCAAAGCAGCAATATCAGCATTTCCTTCAATTAAATGATAAGCAGCTCTTTTACTGAGTTTTTCATAATCAGGCATATGCTAAAGAGCTTTATTAGTTACATATACAGCAAAATCTTGACATTTAATAGTCATTCTATTATTAAAAGTAAGTATTTTAGTTTCATTATCCAACTTATTATCAAATATAATATCAATGGCATCTTTCTCTACTTCTTTAATCCATTCTTCTTTAAGATATTCATTGACTTTATTTCCATCAATGGTATATAGAGAAAGAGAATTATAAATATTATAATATTCAGAATTAACTAAATGTTCAATATTGTTTATAATATTTTCTCTATTAGTATTTATATGATTATTTATAATAGTTTTTGTAACAAATTCAATTATAGTAGACGCAGAAGAAAGAAAAGCTTGTCGAATAGCACAACGACATTTATCTCTATCTTTATCAATAATATTTGTAGTAATGCTATCAAGAAAGTTACTTATTTTATTTATAGCTGAAACTAAATCATTAGTGATTTTAATATTAGCTTTTTCTCTTTTAGAATCAATCAGCTTAACAATCAATAAATAAATAACTACAATAATAGCCGGAGTTAATCCTTCTTTTAACGCATAAAGTATTATATTATCCATTTTTATATTTAAACAAAAAGGAGCCACTAATATTATCCATTAGAACAATATCAGTAGCTCCCTTTAATTAGTTTGTTGTATTAATTACTTTACAAAGGTTATTAACTACAATTCAGCCATAGCTTCAAGAGCCGTTTCAATAGCAGTTACTGCATCTCCGACTGCACTTGCACTCTTATTAGGAATAGCAATCTGCACAATTTGATGAACGACTTCATCACGAGTTTTCGTTGCACGAGGAACGGCAAAACGCAAAGTGAATACCGTGAAACCGTAATCAGCTTTCTTAGGTTGTGCAAGAGGGTCGAGAGGATAGTTAGGATAAAGATATACATACGAGTCACGATATGTATATTCAATACCTGCATCAGCAGCTGCCATATCTGCAAGTTTCTTAATGCCTTCAGCATCGTTGAGTGCAGCTTCACCACGAGTAGTATAAGTTACGTCCATACCAAACAAAGCGTCAGCAGGAACAAGCTCATAATCTACACCGGGTTCAGTAGCGGTAACAGTTACTTTACCAGCAGCAGCAACAGCCTTAAGACCAAGCAGAGGATTGTTATTAACATAATCAGCAATTTTCTTTGCAATCATATCAACAGTTTCCGAAGCTTTATAAGCATGAACAGTGGCAGTCCAATTAGCACGTTCGTTAAACTGAATACCTTTCTTAACAAAGATAACAGAATGATCTTCCATTACAGTAACATCAGGAACCGTAAATTCTGCTACAAAAGTTTTAGCAGCTTTGTAACTCGATTTAACGAAACTAAAATGATTGTTATAGAACGGAAGAATTACAGGGCCTCCCTCGGCAGAAGTACGACCAAGTACGATAGCACCTTCACCTTTCATTTCGGCACCTGCGGCACTGATAGTGAGTTTACCATCCTTAAGATAGTAAAAACCTACAGCACCAGAAGCAGCGAGTTCAGGCGTAGCTCCAGTTGCATAAGCAACATTGCCAGCACCTAAAATAAATTGTCTCATATTTGTATAATTTTAATAAAGTTAATTAGAAGTTATTCCAACACTCCTAAGATATATTTCAGCAGCAGCTTTCACTATATCAATGTGCATATAGTCAGGCATATCGCAATCAACTCCATCACCTTCAACATCGCTATACATAACGACAGCCGGTTTAGAAATAATAATCGCATTGACTTTAGTAGGTATCAAACCATCCCCCGTAGAGGAAGTATAAACCTCAACATCAACTCTACCTGCTTGCCCCAAAAATACAACCACTGGAGATTTATAAGTTGGAGCATTGCAATAATCTTCTAACGTTCTACCAAGAAGTTCAGCTTGTGTAACACGAGCATCATATATAACGTTAACTTCTTCATATCCCACTTCAACAGCTGTAATATACATAACTGTATCTAAAGGAATATTAGTAGTATAACAATTACATTTAGTACTCTTAATTGGAGCAGTTAGATTAAGCCTCTTTGAAAGAGTGCTTAATCCATTTATCTGCCCAACACGCGCATTATAGATTGTGACTTGCTCATTACCAGCAGAACCAAGATTTTCAGCAATAAGCTTTTTAATCACATCATTAATGGCGATATTAATACAAGCATCAATCTCACTCGGAAGAATAGCACGAATTGTTTGCATTCCCATTTGTTGGGCAAGCTGCCTAAACATAACGTGCATCTCTCCAATAGTCATATTAAATAAGTTTTAACTTATTCTTATATCCAACTACAATAGCACTGTTCTCCGGATTCTTAAACCAAGCAACAGCTTCATTCATGTTAGCTCCAATAAAGTCACCCTCCGGCGTAAGAATATTCTGATTGTGTTGTGCTCGAATAAATTCTCCACGCGCAATAAGAGTTTCAATAAGTGCTTTAAGTTTGATATCGTTATCACGACAAATTTTATTAAACTTAATCGGATCTTCAATAGAGAAACGGTCAAGTTGATTTTCTTTCGTAATACGGTCTTCAAGCATAGAGCTAACAATAGGACGTCCACTAATAACACAATATTGAATATAAACTGCGTCAAACATGTCAGGGTCACTAACAACATTAACATAGTTCGCTTTAGCATTATTAATTTCAGTACGAAGCTTTTTCTGAAGCTCGGCTTCCTTATTGTTATCTTTGAAGTAAAAACGAATACTTGCATCGCTATTAATGAGTGCAGTATCTTTCGCAATATCGTTATAAAGTAAACAATGACGATAAAGGATATAATCTTCAAGATTCAAAGGATAACCAAATTTGTGCTTTGAACTTTCAAGTTCATTAAGAAGAGTAATCTTTTCTTTAAGAGCAGCTCGAAGGTCTTTGCTATTACTTTTATTAGCAAGTTTATATTTACTTTCAATTTGCTCTTCTTTCTTCTTAACAGCAAGATAGTCAGAATAATGATTATAATGAAAACTACAATCAAAAGTCTTTCCTAATTCGTCAACAGCAACTTGAATATTATTCAAATACTGCTTAACACGACTTACAAAATTATCGTTATTAGGAGAAAGACCAATTAGACGAGGAAAATAGGCTTCAACCTCTTCTTTATTAGAAGAAAGAACACGCGAACTTGAAACAGAACTACCAATAAAATCACGACGTTTAGTCATAACCTTATCGTTTGCACGACGATAGAAAGAATAATTCTTAACTAAAGCAATAGTAATACTTTTATATTCAGTATACTCTTTATTAAGATTTTCATCTATCTTTTGCTGAACTGTAACTTTCTCTTGTTCTTTACCAGCTTCAACTTTCTTTTCTTCACTGGATGTTTCCTCTACGGGGCGACTACCATTATCAGGTGTTTCAGTAGAGGGTTTCTTGACAAAGCCAAATCCAGTTTCAGCACCCCCTGTACCTTTATTATTTTCCATATCAATAGGAGTTTAAATGTTAATTACAATTTGCACTGCAACAGGAACATCTTAGTTGCATTGTCTACCTGCAAACCGAGAGAGTCTTTTACCTCAAACCGCGACATATCAATCTCGGTAGAAATAAAATTCGTTTCGGGAACACCCCACGAAGCAGGAACATCAGTCAGACCTTTAAGAACCTTTGCTTTATAGATTTGACCCTTCATACGAACCTTACGAACATTCTGATGTCCATTATACGAAGAGAAATCAATAAAGCAAGCTTGGTGAGAAGTAATAGGAAGACCCGAACGAGGATGAATCATACCATTCTTTTTGGCGGTTTCAGCAATCGTACTCTTATCGAAGAACGAACAATGTTTAACGGTAATAGTGTGTCCATCAACAGTCTTATAACGACGGAAATATTTTCCATAAGTAAGACCAGCATCCGAACCATCAATCATCTTGTCTCCAAGAGGAGTAACAAAACCATTCTCCGTAGCATCCATACGCATAGCCTCATCGAAATCCTCAATGAAACCTTTACCACCCATAAGAACAATATTCATCGTTCCATCATCAGTGTCACGGTCAAGAACATCACCAACAGTACGCTTAATCTTATTCAGAGTAAGATATTCACCATAAGTATCATAATTAGACTCACGACAAATCTCCAGCATACCAGCAGTAGTAGGAATAGGTTTACCATTATCCATATCCTTCAGACCAACCTCACCGTTAGCATTACGGTTATATTCAGCCATCCAAAGACGCTCTTCATTAGCGATACGCATAGTAACGTTAAATTGTCGCATCTCTTCGTTAATCCAAAGTTTGTTCTTACCACCATCACCACCTTCAAATTCATATTCGGTAACAACATTAGCAAGATTACCAGCAATCTCTTTAGAATAACGATGGAACTCAAGTTGAGAAGTCATTTGACCCGGCCCCATAGTATTACTCCGGTTTCCTTTCGAATACGATTCAGAAACAAGAGGAGCACCCATAGACCAATACTTACCAACAGAAAGCATTTCGGGGTCAACAAAAGCATCAGGGTTGGGGGACATAAGACGAAGAATATATCCATAACCATGAGCAGATTCTCCAAGATCACGCTGAATACGAACTTGAGTATGACCATCAGGAGCAGTCAGAGTATATTGTTCGATAAACCAATGGGTCGAGAAGTGAACTTCAAAATCACTACCACCAACACCGGGTTTAACATTAGCCGTATTAAAGTAAGTTACAAAATCATCAAACTTTAAACGACCCATCGTTTTCCAAGTCCACTGAACAGTGTCAACGTCAACAACACCAGCAGAGCCTCGACCCTCCGTAAGAAACGTCAAAGGAAAACGGTCATCATCCTTACCATAATTGTAAGTAAGAAAAGCATTAATTTCGACAGGCTTCTGTAATTGAAGATTAGCAATACTCTCTTCATTAGAGTATCCTCTATCATCAAATTTACCTACCGAAAGAGTGCGCATTGAATACATAATCAATCAGTTTTTTAATTAATAAAAAGTTACTTAAAACCTAAATCAATATCTTTACCTTTATTAGCTTGAGGTTTATTAATTTTAACACTTGAATGATTACGGCTTTTAGCAATCAATTTAAGTTTCTTAACTTCTTTATCATTGATAGCCATGTCAACAAGGTTGGTATAATTACCACCTACAAACTTTAAATAAGCACGAAGTATAGCATCGTTTCGTCTATCTTCAAGACTTTCTTTTGCAAGGTCATTATCGTAACGAGATTTGCCATTAGCATCAACTTGATACATGTAATTAAAGAAATCATCAGGTGTGGCACTAATCTTTTTACCATCACGTTCAATGATAATAGTATCAGGAATTTTATATCCTGCAATATTTCTACTATCAATAGTTTCTTTAACACCTGTCCAAAATTTTGTTTCTCGTTCAATAGCTGCTTGTTCAGCCTCTTCTGCCTCCTTTTCAAGTTGTTCACGAAGAGAAGCATCTTTTTCTTGCAATGCGGCAAGTTCTGCTTTAGCAGTATCGAGTAGCATACCATTCGCTTTAAGATAAGCAATATAGTTATCTACATTTCCACTAATTTTTTGCTCGGCCCAAGATTCACGAATAATACTTTCTTGTTGTGCTTCGTTAGATTCGTCAATAGTAACACCAGAACGGTCTTTAATATCAGTAAACCCTTCAATAGAACCTCCATTAGTTGCAATGTAAGGAACTAAAGTTTCTAAAATAGGATACTTGGCATATAAAGTATTAATAGCAGCTTCTTGAATTTCTTCTTTTTGAACTTCAATAATAGATTCTACATATGCTTTAACGCCATTGGGAGTATTTTCAAACTCAATAGGTTTACCGTTTTCATCAGTAAGTTCGATATCAAAAGTTTTTTGCAAATTTTCAATATTAATTTCGTCAGGATTAGTATCCTCAACTTCAAAACTTGCAACCCATTCTTTAACATCTTTTGCCTCTTTAAAGACGTTACCATCTTTATCAAGAATATCACCGTTCTCGGCTACAGAATAAGTAGAGCCATCTACTTCAATTTCAGTACCAGCTTCATAGTCATGAGGAATAGTATTACTATTTCCATCATCACCATTATTACCATTACCTTCATTACTGGTACCATTATTTCCATTAGTATCTCCGGTACCATTGTTATCATTAGAATTACCATTGTTATCGTCATTAATATCAGGAGGAGTTAAAGTATTTCCTCCATTGTTAATGTCGTTAACACCATCACCGGCTTGTCCTCCGGTAGCTCCAGCATTATCACCAGATGAACCGCCACCAAAACCAAAATCAACTTCGGGCATAACAACTTTTTAATTAGGTTAAACAATCTATGTAAATATAATAATAATATGTATATGATGCAATAGCAATAGTAATTTTTATTCAAAAATCTATATTATCGTCGGCTATTATATATACTGTTATATGAAATTTTGATTTTCCGCCCCGTAAAGGAACGAATCCTATTCCATTGCCGCTTCATTCACTTTATTAATAAATTCATATATAAAGCCCCCAATAGCTAAACAATAAAGCCCGAAGCATTGCTCCGGGCCTTAATTCAGTATTATTTTTTAGTACTCTTTTTACCTTTAAAATCGTACTTGTTTTTATTCTCTTTAGCAATTTTAAGTTTAGTATCAATATCGTGCATTTTAACAGCACGGTCGGCAGCTTTATTTGCAGCGTCAATATAACTCTTCTCTCGTTCAACTTGTACTTTATCACGTTCAACTTGTGCACGAGCTTCTTCAAGACGAGCCAATCCAGCATTCTTTTCAGCATCAGAAACGTCAGCATTATAACTAATCATATTAGCATCAGCACGAATAAGTTCAATTTGTTGGTCAAGATAATTCTTAACTTCAAGAGTTTTACGATCTTCTTCTCCCTTAACCGCAATCTTTTGTAACTCGAACTCCTGCTGCATTTGCGCAAGTTGTTGATCCATAGCTTTTAAGTCTGCTTCGTGCTGTTGTTGTTCTGCTTGGAACTTCATAATTAAATTCTTAATAGCGGAAACATTATCTCCAGCAATAGCAGCAATAGCCATATCCATATTACCATTTTGGGCAGCACTAAAAGCAAATTGCTTAATTTGGTCAAGCTTTTCTTTCTCTTGAATAGAATTTTTAGCTTTGATAATATAGTCAGCATATACATGACTATTTACATCTAAACTAATATATTTGATATTTTTATCCGCATCTCTATAAGATGTATTAAGACCATCAATCCATGCAAGTTTAGTAAAGTCAAGATCACGAGCACAATCTCGTTCTCGCATAGCATCAAACATAAATTCGATAACAACAGAACCCATAGAACCTCGCATAATAGCTTCTTCTGTAACTCCTTTACCAGCGCTATTAGCAATTTGACCATAACGTTGAGGTGTCATGTCTACACGGTCTTTTGCTGTATTCTCAATTTCAGTAATAAGATTAGTAAGTTGTGTAATATACTCTCCAATAGAAGCATTAAGCATCCTAATTTGTTGAGCTTTAAGTATATTTTGGTCTTCACTATCGTCAATATATAAAACACCATCTGCGGCCATTTTATAAATAGTATCCTCAACATCTTCTTTACTCGAACCAAGTAATGATTTACAAACAAGAAGAACACTTAATTTATTTTTAGCAATAGCCATTTCTCGATGATAATAAACAATGTTCATAAACACCTGATAAGGAGTCATCGTTTTAACAATAGAGAAAGGACCAAAACCTTTAATAAGTTCTACAAGACCATTATAAGGAAGTTTACCTTTACGGTTATAAGCAATAGCTCTCGCTTTATAAGGATATATCGCATTATTGCGTCCACCTATACGAATAGATTCATAAACTTGAGGTTCATAAATATACTCAATAGAAATATCACCTATTTCTTTATTAAGAACGTAATCATCATTTACTACTCGTTGAGCAAGAAAACCATTTGCAACATATGTTACAATAGCTCTTCTAACTTCTCCTCTCCAAACAACATGCCATACATCATAAAGTCCAGTATTATTATCACGAGCCATAATACTATTAGACTCAAATGCTTCACGTTCTTGAGCAGTAAATTTAGAACAAATATCGCCATAATAACTTGCATACATTTGATAGCTTAAAGGAGTAGCATCGTTAGCACTATGACGAGCATAATATGTTTCTAAAAATTGTCTATCTTTTTCAGTAAGATATTCATCAAAGTTATCTACAATTTGTTGATACGTCATTTTCATACGTTCAGCAAACATATCATAATCTTCAACGAATTGCGAATCGTTAGGAACAGGAAATGCATCACGAGGAGAAACTACTCGTTTAACAAGTTTATTTCCTACTACATCAGAATAAGTATAACATTCTCCAAATGCTACAAAATCAAAATATGCTTGTGAATATAAAACAAGACTTTCAGTAATATCATCTATAACTTTAAGGAGTTCTTGTCCTTGTGCAGAAGTTTTATCAATATATTCTTGCTTAAATTTTTCAATTTCAGCATTTATATCAACAGCTTCTTGAGGATTAAATTGTTGAGGATCATTACCTTCATTTACAAAACGTTGATAAGACTCTGATATTTTAGCTGCAATTTGTGCTTCTGCAAGACGAAGCATTTCTTGCTTAATTTGAGCATCTCGAGCCATAACAACATCAGGGTTATTGGCTCCAACAATAAAATCATGAGGATTCTTAATATATTCAGAAACATAACGACGAATAACTCCAGAAATAATATCATAGTTACGCATCGTTGCAGGAAATCTTTTATATTTTTCATTAGTAGCATTATAAGGATTAAGAATTTTAGCATAGAATTCATCAGGAATATCATTCGCTAACATTCTATACATTTTTTCCAATTCCTCTCTATCAGGTGCAGCAGCTAATCCAGCAGAAATAATATAATCGCAACAATTAGCATACCATTCTGGCTTTTCTTTTTCATCATTAGAAACACGTTGATTAGGAAAAGCATATGAAGCAAAATCATGAAATACAGCAGCCATAATTATTTTTTATTAAAACCAAGGACGTGATAATATATCTTTTTTATCATCGTTAACATTAATTTTCTTTCTTTTGTCCATTTCTTTTTTGGCATTAATATCCATAGCTTTCCATTCAATACCTCGGACAATCATTTCAGAAACTCGGTCAAAGTTTCCAACAGCATTCCATTTCTTTAATTCAAGAATACTTTGATAATCATAAATACGATGAAAATTCCTAATAGGATTTCCATTTTCATCTTTACCTATTTCTTCATAAAGAAATTCTTTAAGTAATCGAAGTGCATCAAGTTTACGTTGAGTACCACCACCTATACTAAAACCATAACTTGAAGAAACTTTACCTTTGATGGTAGAATCCCAAACAAACAAAGGATCATAAGCAAGATATTTAATAGCTTTCCATTGTCTAAAGTTTTTAACTGTTTCTCCACGGTTAATCTCTACACAAGTAGTACCAATACAATTATAATATACAGCAAGCATATAACAAATTCTATCAGCTTCCTCAAGACTATCAGGACGTCCATAATAAGAAGCAACTTCTTTTTGTTTATATCCGTTATTAATAGTAGGATTCATCCAAACTTTAATACTATTATGAGAATGTCGAGAAGTAATTTCTTTACCTTCTTTATCAATACCTACAGGGTCATAAGATATACTATATGTACCTTGAGGTATATATCTTTTAACACCGTATTCGGTATATTCTTCAACATACTCTGGAGCAAACCATCGTCTAATACAACCATGAGGATTTTCATTAGCACGACGAGGAACACCATTTATATAGTCATAAACTTTCTTTCCTTCTTTAAATAAACGTTCATTAGATTTAAATTGAATTTGCCCAATTTCATTTTCTTCGAGCATTCCATCAACATAAAACTTATAAAGTTCATCATTTCTAAGTCTTTCTTCCCAAGCAGTAAGTTCTTCAGAACTGAATATATTTTCAGTAGCACTACTAAAAGATTCAGAAGGAGTTAAAGCATACTGACCAAGATAATTAATATAGTCAGCATATGTTTTAGATGTAGATTTACGTTCTTCTCTTTCCCGTTTAGCGATAACAAGTCCTATTTCAAGATTACTATTGCCATCTTTATCTACACCTTTAATTTTATTTATTTCACCTTGTAGTCCCCAACAATAAGGTTTAAAGAAACCACAAACTTCATTTCTACTATCTTTATCCCAAACGTTTTCAAAAGGCATAAAATGAAACGCTTTAGGATTATAAAAGTTTGTTTCAAAAATTTGCATATTACCAGAAGTAGCAGTACCCCAAGCCATAAGAATACCAGTAGTATATGCACCAGTACGCATAGCAGGTTCTGTAACATTCATAAACTCATCAAAGTTGTCCATAGTAGACAACTCCTCAACTTTAACACAAACAGCATCTTTACCAATAGCACAATCAGGATTATTCATTGCACTAACAGAAAACAAAGAAGACTTCCAAGAATTATCAGCTTCCATACCATTAGGTAATTTATAGCCTAAACGAAAATCTTCTTTATTAGTACTAAATATACCTCGAACAAAAGGAGTTTTCTCTTCATAAAACTTAATTCCACTAATAGAGAAATCAGATAAACCTTTATCGGCAGTAAGAAATTTTTTATCAGCAGCAACATGAATAACCATCTTACGAGATTGAAGATTTACTCTATTAGCACTATCAGAAGCCATAATATAAGAAAAACCTCCACGACGAGTTTTGTCAATAATAAGATGAAAACCATTATTCTCTGCAAACTCCATTACATGAAAAGTCCAAAACTGCGCATCAATAAATTTAGGAAAACTATAATATTTCTTTGCAGTATTAGTATTACCACGTTTAATAGTAGTTTCATCAAGTTGCTCCATTCTACTATAATTAAGAAAATTATAATGAGAACCAGTAATACGTACTTCTTTAATAGAACCATCAGGCATCATTAAGCATGGAGCAGAAAAACCCTTTTTACGTCTATATTCCTCACGTTTACGAAATTGTCTATGAGGAATACTATCTTCTTTATAATGACAATATTTATTACCATTAGCAAGAAAATAATTAGCAGCTTCTTGAAAAAGATGTGTATTTACAAAACGCATACCGGGCTGAATATTCATAAGAAATCCTCCGCTATCTCCTACAAGAAAAAGGTCGTCAGGGTCCACAAATCCAAGCTCTGATGCTTTTTTATAATGACTTTTATCTTCATTGATATATTCAAGAAAAGGATATTTATCTTCAGCCATAACAATTTATTTAATTAATAAAACAAGTACAGTAACAGCAAGTGCTCCACAAGTTGTACCTACAAGTATTTTATTCTTTTTTCTTTGTCTTTCAATAACAGTATTTAATTCTTCATTATACTTATTAGCGTCAACTATTCTACTCTGCATATCTACAATAATATTATTATATTCTTTAATCTGTAATTTTTGTAATCTAATAATAGTATCTTGTTGACATATGATTTGAGCAAAACCTTTACGTTCTATAAGTTTAGCATTAGCTTTACGAATAAGTTCAACAGGAACAATACATTTGCCATCACCAATTAATTGAAGTTCCCCCGTAGAGGAAACACTCGGTTCTTTAGTCTGACAATAGCTTTTGAAAGTTAACAATAACAGTGCTATCGTCAGCAGTTTGATTAAATTGTAATTCATAAATTATAGAATCTTTAATGTGAATAATCATAGAATCTCTTTCAATTATATTATATTTAATAGAATCAATAACTACTCTATTATAACTTGTATCAACAGGTTTAATAGGTTCTATTGGTACATCTTTTTTAATAGATAATTTCGATACTAAAAATATAAGAACAAATATAATTATAAGATATATTAAATCTCGAAGAGTAAAGTCTTTCATAATATACTATGATTTAATTTTAACAAGAGTTGTAATAAGTTCATCTGTAACTTTAGTTGAAGGAGTTAATCCACATGCTTCGTAAGCAAACTTAACAGCAGTACCAACTCCCATATTCACAGCAGTATCAAATATTTCTTCAGCAATACGTTGAGAAGTAATAAGGTCTAATTGAATTGGGTCCCAATATTTATTCTTATAAAGATCGTCAACAAGACTCATAAGTTCTTTATCTTTAAATAACTTATCATTAAGTCTTGTTATTCCTTGAGGCAACATAATGCCTACTTTATGTTTTTCAATAATATCCCAACCTTTCCAAGTTCTATTATTCTTTCTTGAAACACCAGCAAATGTTTCTCCACCAGAATCATCAGGATCATCTACATATCCTGCTTCCCATTTAAGAACTTTATTTAGAGCTGTTTTGAAATCCGCCATATTTAATCATTTTATTATATAAAGCATAAGCGTTCATTTTAGCTAAAATAAGATTTCTACTAACATCAGCTTTATCAGAGTCTAATGTATTTAGAACTCCCCAAGTAGCAAGAGTAATCCATTTATGCCAAAAAAGAAAATAAGGAATACGAATTTGAATTTCATAAGTAGTAACAAAATCACAATCAGTCATATAATGTCCATCATGTTGATGTTCTATAAGATGTTCATCTACAACTAATTGAACTTCACGAATACCACAAATTCCATATTCAAGAACTTTGCGATTTAAATTATTATTCATCTAATGCACGATTAATCCAACCACGAAGATATTTAATATTATTTCCTTTAGCAGCAAGTTCATTATAACGTTTAATTTTTGCTAACTTATAATTAGCAATAAATAAACTTTCACCAAGACTATCACGAATTAACTTAATACTATCTTGATAAAGAGCAATATCGTGTTCTAAACGAATAATACGAGCAATATTAGTTTGTTCATTCACTGTATCTCTTACAGGTACATAGATTGTTTCCTTTACGGGGGGACTGTATCTACAACTTGTAATAATACTTGCAATTATTACTATAAATAACTTTCTCATAAACCTAATGAAAATTGGGTGTTAATTTGTTGTGCTTTAAGAGTCTTTCTTCTATCTTCAAGAATAGCCATAACTTCTTTTTTACGATATGGCATTTTATGCATAGTAACTTTTTCAACAGGATTATCTTTAACTTTAAAACTATTATCAGGAAAACGTTTAGGCATTCCATATTGATTAAGAATAAAATCAGAATCTATATGACAAAGCCATAAACCAGCACAAGGAATGCCAAGAATAATTTCTACATAAGCAGCATAAATAGAAAGCTGCATATTATAAATAGAACCATTACAACTTGGTAGATTATTTAAAGGAGGCAATAACCATTCATCTTTAGGAACCCAAACATCAGTATCTTGAGCAGGTTTTTGAGTTTTATCTTTTTTAAAATAACCAGATTCAAATTTAAGGCCTCCACGATTAGTCTTATAGTCACCTATAACAAATTGATCGTCTCGTATACACAAAACGTCAATAGTACCAGAAAGAAGATAATCAATAAGGAAGGCACCAATTTCGGCATAGATTTTATAACCGTTCTTGGTATAATAATCAAATACATTATAAAGATCAGTATACTTTCCTTCAGTATAATCAATAAAAGCCTTAACATCGAGTTCTTTGACATGTTTATCTATTTGAGGTAAATCAGCAATAGTGTTCATAGAATTATCAGCGCATAGATTAGAATATCTAACAGCATCATTAAACTTTGAAACAAGTTTTACTCCATCCTCAAGACCATTATGTGTTTTACTTCCTCTATCACAAGCTTCATCTCTAATAGCATCCCATTGAGCTGCAAGTTTCTTTTCACTTATACCAAGTTCTTTAGATTTTTTACGAAGCCAAAAAGACTTATCAAATCTCGTCTGGTATTCATGAAGGAAGGTAGTAGTAGAAAGATACTCATTACCTAAAGTATCTGTATATTTATGTCCATCTTCTTTAAATATAAGACGAACATTATTGTAACGTGTATCTCTTAATTGTAACATAATCTATAAACTACTATTAGCGTCCATACTTGAAGTAACACCTTTACCACCACGAGCCATAACTTGTTCAGCTTCCTCTTTAAGATTTTCTTTAGCGATAGATACAGCTTTCATAAGTTCAGGGATTTGTTTAGCACGAGTAGTAATCTTATCAAGATTATCAATAACAGGACCAATATCTTCTTGTGTAACGCCACTATTTAATTTTTCAGTAAGTAAATCATGGCATTTATTAATAATAATATCAGCAGTATGAATAGAACGAAATAAATTTTCTAATGCTACACCAGCAGGACCTACTGCTAATTTATAATATCGAGCAGCTATTTTAAGAACAAGAGCGTCAGGAGTATAATCCTTTGGTAAATCAAAATTCTCAATAGCTTCTTTAAGTGCTTCTGCATCTGTAAGACCTTGTTGTCTTGCAGGACTTCGAGGATCAGCAAGATAATATATCACTCCACACTCTTTCATATACTTAAGTTTATCTTTAGTATTATCACGAGCGTAAAGTAGACATATATCTTTATCTAATAATTGATGAACAGTAGGAGGTTTAGGCATTCCACTATCATCAATACTAATTATGTTTTCTATTAGCAAGCTCATCGTATTTTTCTTGTAATTCAAAATTAAAAGGAACTTCTTCAAATATACTCATACAATAAAGAAAAGCATCAGCATAAGCTTTTCCTAAAGTCATACAGTATTTAATATAACGTTTATGATTACGTTTTTTAATCTTATCTAAAACACGTTTACGAATAGTTTGAGCTTTAATCTTATCTTCTTCGTAAAAATATAGTTCTCTGGCATATTGTTTATACTCATCTTTATCCATAACTTTACGAGCAAGTTTAAGCTCTTTATAATGGGCAGTCATTGCCTTATCAATAGGATTATAACGAAGATTACCAACAAAAGGTAAAGCCATGCATTTAAAATCTTTAACTCCTTGAGCAATAGTTTTCTCAATAAAGTCAACAATCATTCTACATGTGTCTTCTTCTTTTTTATTATTGAACTTTAAGTCATTAAATATATCATCTGTGTCTTTACAGATTAATACATATTCAGCATCAAGTTCATCAAGGTTTTTAATATTAACTATATCACTCATGTAATACAATTAAAAATAATAAAGCTGATATGGATAATGTGCACTCGCTTCGCTCGTGCGTTCCCCCGTAGAGGAAGCATCACGCTCCATTATTCATACCAGCTTCATTGTTAATGTATTGTTAATTAACACTTTCGTTATTATCTTCAACAAAAGGATGAAGTTTATTTCCACCTATTTCATAAGCACCAATAACACTACTAATAGGAACAATCTTAAACTCCACAAAACAACATTTGGGACTTGCATTTTTACTATCAATAATAGATTTCCCCTCTTCTTTAAAGTAATCTCCGTTTATAATATCATTTCGTAAGTCTTTATCGTCATTGATAAAATTATTAACTATTACAGGAGTAATATCGTTTGCAGGAGAATTATAATGAACACCCATCTCAAGACTGCTTCTACTAATAATAGCACGACGACCGACTTGTAATTTCTTTGCTACAATATCATTAGGTGTACATACTTTTGCAATAATAGGAACTACTTCAACAGTAGGAGCTGTTTTAGAGTTCATCATACTTGCAAGACTAAACAATTTAATCTTATGTACAAGAGCAATAACACAATAATGGTCTTGGAGGTCAAGACTACTTGTCATAGCTTCATAATGCGCAGGAGTAATTTCTTTAACGCTTGTGGGAATCAAAAGCGAATAGTCTTTTAACTTACTTTCTAACTTAATCATTTCTTTGTTTTTTTAATTGTTACACGTTTAATAGGAGGAATTTCTGCACCACCCTCTTTAAGTTTGGTTTGATTAGGATTAATTAGTACCATATAAATATGAGTATTAAAATTAAACAATGAAATAAATATAACCAATATTTATATAAGTACCAAATAAAAACGCTTTTATTTTATAATATTATAAAGATGTCAAAGAGTAATAACTATACATTCAACATTGCTTTCGATAACATTATCAGGAGTACAATTAGGATTAAGGATAGCACGGTCAGTATATAATTTCTTATTAGGTGTAGTCATTCTACCAAGTATATCTTTTTTAATAAGATTGTTAATAGCGTTTCTCGCGTTACGTTTATTAATACCATGTTCTGCTTCACACTTCAGAAAAAACTTATCATCAAACTTAATAATGCGAGTATTAATACCTTTAGTATAAAAACTGCGCAGGGTAGAAATAATATTACCATAAATAGCAGTTTCATTATAATTTAATTCATATAACATACTTGCAATAATAACAAATTTCTTTGTAGTAGAAATAACACTTTTAGGTACAGCAATATTAATAACTTGTTGCTTACCATAAACTTTATAGTTAGCTTCGTCTATAACTTGACCATCAAAATTATTACCAATTAGATACATAGCAATATAGGTTTAACAATTATTTATGTACAAATATACAAATAATTTTGTCAATACCAAATAAAAATGTTATATTGTGTAATATTCTAATACCTAAATGTTTTTATTATGGAAGAAAGTTATGGTTATGATGTTGAAACTATTGATGCTAATGATGTTGGTAGTTTAGATGATTTAATTGACGAAGCTCTTAAAGAGCGAGGTTCTTATTGTAATACTTGTAATACTGATTGAGATTATGAAAAAGGAAAATACTTTAATAGTTAAGATAGCATTTATATTAATGATGCTGATGTTGTTAATATTATTACTTGTAGTTGGAGTTGTTATTCATCAAGGAGCGATGATGATAGGAATTGGATAAGTCGGGCGTATGTCCGACTTTCTTTTTGTACTTATGGAGATGAAAAGAAAAATATAAATGGAAAAGAAAACAATAATAAAAGTATTCGTTATCACTGTAATAATCATTGAAATGTTATGGATGAATAAATAATAAATGTAATGGAAAAGTTAAAGAATTTGTATTGTAAAATATTATGATGATGGTATTAAAGATTTTGTAAGAGAAACATATGGTAGAATAATATGCGGTGTATATTTGAGAGAAAGGGGACCTATTGTATATGAACCCCGGGGGTCTTGCTACCGACTTGAACTCCCCCGTACTTGTTTCTACAAAATCAAATTAATTCGATGATTATCATATTATTATAAAAATAAATAAAGATATTGATAGAACTACTGTCATCCCTCCCAATAATAACAATAAAGAATTTGGCATTGAACGTTTCATTGCTCTAACAAAAATCCACTATGAAAAAGTACATCGGAATCTTGAACTTCATCAACCACATCGTGTGCATGGTTATATGCCTTGTGGTTATCGTATTGGCCATTGAGAACAACAACGTGTTCTACTTCTGTGGCACAATAGTTGCAATACCATTGCTGTTGTGGAACCTGATGGTATTCGCAGAGAGAATGGCAAAAGCATTTGACAAGTAAATAGTGTTGTTGGGATTATACATCCTGACGACACTATTACTACAAACATTCCCTCTTATAATAACAATAAAGAATTTGGCATCGTAGTGATGCACCGGTAAGTTGTATTGGCAATACAACTGTCGTTAATTCTAATGCCCGAGCTAAAGGAGCTCGTAATGCTGTTATGGCAAATCAAACCAAAGATGCAGCTACTGCTGCTGTTGCTATCGTGAAGACCAAACTCGTTCGCGTTAGCGTGTACGAAGGTGCTGACGGTATTCGGTATCGTTTCAACTTCGCAGATTTGTTTCCTGCGTATCGTCGCGGTGAAGATGGCCAGAATGTTTTGGCCACTGCTGACTACGTTGATTTTCTTCCCAGCGTAGCCATTGCTCAACTCATCAACTGTCTGCCTGAACTTGCAGACCTTCACGTTGATGCTCGCGAGCGTGCTATTCGTCAGGGTGTAAGTGGAGGCATCAATGCTGCTCAACTCCAGATTCTGTGTCGTGGTGCAGAGTTCGTTATCGAACGTACTCAATTTGCTGCTGGTGATCCGTACAAAACGTATGACGGTGATGATGCTATCCACGAGCACGAAGGTTTCTCGACCAACATCAAGGAGGTCAAACTGCTGGACAAGCAGGTGAAACTGCTGGAGAACATGCAGATGCAGCTGCTGATGAACCAGCTGTGATACAATGGGAGAGGCGGTGAATAACCGCTTCTCTCCTTTATCTTCAAATCCCTCATTTTATAACAAGAAAGAATCCGAGCGATATAGGACATGAAATTAAGGGTTCTGTGTAGTGCTGAAAGCTAATAGTGAAAATATGGGAGCACAAAATGGTAACTGCCATGCTGTCGCTGGTAGTAATGCAATTGATAATTATACTACTATTCATATTGCTCTAACGGAAAAAATCCAATATATGTATATATATTTTACGATAGTAAAATATACATATATTGGGGTAAAAATGACCGAAAAGCGGGTATTACACAATGAATGATTTTATTAATGATTACTATAATATTTGTTTTATTAATGATTATGCGAATGAAAATAGTTCTCTTATTTGATGTTATTAAATGTTCTGCAAGTGATGGTGATGTTGTTCAAAAACTTGTTTTTGAATAACTCACAGGATTCAAATAATAACAATATGAATAAAATCAATAGCATAATTATAAATAAAATCATTCACAAATAACAGAAACATAAATATCACATGAAATAACAACAGGAGAATTACATACAAAATTAACAATAACTTCTATATTTTCAGATTCAGAATCGGTATTAAATTCTCCTGTTTAAATAGGAATAGCTTTATGGATAGCTAAATCATAGTTATCAGCACTGGGTTTAGTAACAAAACTATCTATAAACTATTCCTTTATTTTGAATAATAACAAAAGGAGTAGGATTATTAGTGAGGTTAGCATATTGTTTAGTGGATTTTACAATAGCAAAATCATTAGTAACCTGCTCCTTAACGATAAATAGAGAAAGAGAATGAAGTAGAGCATCAGACTCCCTTCTCTTTTCTCCCCATTCCTCCTCCAACTTCTCAACCATCACCATCAATACTCTCATTCCTGTTATTCACTTTCAATTTAAACCTTTCATTCAACTTTACTCCAAACCTTTCATTTAATTCTATTTTTGTTCTCTTGTATATTCCATTTTTAATAAATAATTGAACTTTAATTGAACTTTTAGTTCAATAACAATAAATATCCATTTTAAAATCACATATATTTTCAATATATAAATCACCTAAAACAGAATAATCTATGTCCACAATAGCATCACTTATTGCACTACTATTAGAAATAACTCTTTATATACTATTAATAGCATTTATATTTTTAGAAGCAATAGTAATAGTATGGGTCGGTTATTTCATCATCAAGAAACTATTCAAGATTTCCAATAAATAAAGTATAAACTATGGATTCAGTAAAAATAATTGTATTATCTATATCTTTATTAGTAACAATAGGATCAACTGTATTAGTATCTTATATTGCTATTAAAGAATATAAACAATACAAAAAATATAAGAAACTAAAGAAGTTATAATATCATATTTGTTAGCATTTGAACTTTTGATATTATTTGTTCTTATTTCCTCCCCCGTAAAGAAACTACTCCGGACCACATTTGTACTTACTTTATTATCATCAACATTATTAATAACAATTGCATCAAATCAGTCCATGCATTCCTCTACGGGGGAACTACATTAAAACTACGTTAAACTTCACTTATGGATACACTAACAAAAATAATAATAGCAATATTATTCTGTATCATAGAAAGTACAGAAATAATTACATATTTAATACAAGTAGATAAATTACAAAAGAAATCAGAAATAAAATTACTATTCTTTCAAACATTATCAAAAGTATTATTTATATGTGTAATATTTACAATGTTTCAATTAGTATCAGAAATATTTACAATATTACATGAATAACAAGCGATAAGTCCGGCTTTAACAGGACTAAAATAAATAACGTTATTTAAATATTATGGAAACACCTATTGTGCAGGGTGCAGAACAAGTTGTTGCTGTTCAACCCGAAGTTAAGGTAAGCGATTATGATGCCATTATTAAAGGTATCATTGCTGCCGGTGGTAAGAAAATTGCGGGTATTCGTGTTAAAAATGCGAACTTTACTGAAAAGGATAACTATACTATGGTTTCCTTTACTCTCGCAAACAAAATTCGTGGTTATGTACGCGATGAAGAAACCGGTACTTACAAAGAGGGACTGACTAACGTAGTCTTTACTTCTCTCTTTGCCATTTGTGGCGCTCTAAAAGAAGATGACGAAAAGGCATGGATTGCTAATCATCTTCTCAACCATCCTACTGCGCTTCCGCTGCTGTTCGCAGGTTCTACTATTGACCTTGTTCAAAGTGAGGTTCCTGCTGGTGTCACTTATCGTAATCCTTTTAGTTCTCGTGAGAACATCGAAGGTGTTACTTATGACCATGACACTATCATCAACAATCTTATTCGAATTCGTTTCGGTAAGATGGGAGAAATTGCAGCAAGTCGTCTTATGGATAAGATGCTGGATTTGTAACTATATATTAGTAGTGCTGGTGTAATAACTGGCGCTACTATTTTTACTTTACATAATGGATTATATTGCTGTTCGTTTTATTTATATTACCGTATTTCCAACTAATAGCACTATTATCGGTTATTGAGTAAAAAATATTATTATATAGTTGCATATTACAAAATAAAGATTTATCTTTACACTGATTTAATAACAAACCACCATTTTATATTACTATTATTATGAATACTGAAAAAGCAGTAGAAAAGGCAAATGTTATTGCCAAAGAAGAGAAAGTTGAAGCAGTAAAAGAAGTACCTGCTGAATTCAATGAACCTATGGGAGGACAAAAACTTATTGAAGAGGTTGAAAACGTTCCTCATACTCAAAAAGAAGATAAGCTGGGTAAAATTGCTCGTAAGCTTAAGGAAAATCCTGCAGTTAAAAACATTCCTACTCATGTACTTGAGTTGGCATGTATTGTTAAGGATAATGCAGAGATTCGTCGTTTTACTTCTCTCGCTATTCTTAACTATCTTCATCAGAAGAATGAACTGCGTGGTAAGAAAGGTTACGTTGACTTTCTTTGGAACAAGTTTGCCGTTAAGGCTGGTGGACTGTCCCGTGAATATCGTTATACGGAGCCTTTCTTTATTAAGGCTCTTGTGAGTGCATTTACAAGTTTTGCAAATTCTGCAAACAAGACTATTAACAATTTCCTTGAAATTGAACTTAACACTGAAATCAGTGAAGTTACTAACGACAAGGAAATTGCTGAAATAGTTGAAACTGTTGCAACGAAAGAAGAATAATATTTAACTATGAGAGATTATGACCCAGATGGAGTAGAAATTAACTCCGAACTTTATGATACGGATTATGATGAAGTAGGCTTTGAACCTGAACAAGTTTCTGATGAAGATAGTGAAATGGCAGATAAATTCGATTATTAATTTGTTAATTTAATTGTTTTTGCTTATGAACAAGTTTTGGTGGAGCGTGCTTATGATTGCCGCTATTTGTATTTTAGGAGTTATTGATATTAAGACTATGAACACTTGGGTTGTAGTCGTTAATGTTATTCTTGGAGTTGTTGCTGCATTTGCAGCTTATAAACTTGGTAAGTTTCCTGCAAGTAAGAAGTAAGGTCGTGTGTATTCCTCTACGGGGGATGAAATACGAACTGCTTTAACTTATATTGTAGTATTGGTCTATCATGTTATACAATCTGCCATTTTAGAACATGGTAGATTTAATACTACAAAAATTGTTCTATGGTGTAATGGTAACACGTCAGATTTTGGTTCTGAAATTTCAAGTTCGAATCTTGGTAGAACAACTATTACTCTTATTTATAATCTTCCTGCTAATCTTCCTGCTGCATGTATTATAATTAGAAGAGTAAGAACAAGGTAAATTGACTATTTTAGACCTTGTAACATGAAAGTTTAGTCAACAAACTTGTATTATTGCTAATTGTGGTAATATAATTAGAGTTAAGTTATCTTTAATAATAAAAGGATTATATACTCTTATTTGGCCTTTTCGTCTAATGGTTAGGACGCGAGATTTTCATTCTCGAAATCAGAGTTCGAATCTCTGTTAGGCTACTGAGTAGGTTTGCTACTCGTTAGGCACATCCTTTTATAGTTGATAAATCAGTTAAAGTGTTTTGTCAGTATACACCTCCATAGCTTGCTTATCTAACTGATTTATCCAGTGTCCATCTGCTGCGAACACATACTCCTCTTATGTCGTGATGATATTGGAGGAGTTTTTTATTTTGTTTAATTTAATACTTATAATATTATATTTAAAATTAATTGGTGTAAAATATTTGGTCATAAAACATATAGTGTTGAAAGACTTAAAAGGAAACATAATGGTACAAGAAAAGGACAAGTAATTATTATTTCTATAACCAAATGTATGCGTTGTAGAAAAATATTATCTATTCAAAGAGTTTGGACCACTAAACCTATTAAAGATGTAGGTAGTGGTATAAAATATTATAAATAACCTAATAATTACTACTATGAATGTACGATTTGAAATAATTAGAAATGAAGAAAATGTAATGTCCGATATATTTAATTGGGATTATAATCCTTATAAAATAGGGGATAAAATAAATATTGAAGGTACTATATGGAAGAAAACATATAATAAAAAAGATTTAATTCCAATTCGTGACCAAAAATGGGATGGTGATTATGAAGTTGCTGATATATTTCATTACATTAAAATGGAACAAATAATATCTCAAAATTATACTCACGAATGTACTATTATACAACTAAAAGAGATATAATTATGTCACGTCTTACAACACTTGAAGATATTGGTCTTCTTCCTAAAGAAATAAAATACAAAGATGAAACTTTTATGTTTAATACTTGGATTACTTTTAAAGGTAAACTTTGTATTGGATATAAACATGTAACTACTAAAGATGCTATTATATCTATTATAGTAGGAAATAATCCTTCTTACGAACGATTTTTAAATATTATAAAAATTAATGGAATAAAAAAAGATATTGAAAGTATTATTATTGAAATGACTACAATAGAAAACGCTTTCAATGAACTTTACGCACTCGTAATTAACGGACCTTATAAACTTAAATAGTATGATTTGGTTATTACTTATTATATGTATTGTAGTCACATTATCTTTCTTTGAGAATTTAATGATGATGGTAGCTAATTATATCACTTATACATCAGCTATTATAAGTGGAAAAACTGCTACTGAAAATCAAGAACAAGCAAAAAGACAAAACAATATTAGTAGTATGCTTACTGTGCTTTGTGCTCTTCTTTAGACTTTATTTATTTATTTATGGAATTAATTTAATACTACTTTAAATATGAGTAATCTTAAAAAAGCTCTTATAAAAGATTTTCTCTTTTTACATGGAGATAAAAAATACAGTAAAGAACACAAATTTGTTGCATGTGAACGTTCTCGTAATGAAACAAATGTAATTGTTGGTTATGCATATCGTTGGCTTAGTGACGCTGCAACTACTATTTCTCAATATTCTATTCCTATTTCTGAATGGGAAGATAAAGAAAAATTTATTACTTTTGACGATTATGTAAAAGAAAATTCTATACCGGGTGAAGAATATAATTTACATAATATTAATTATTGTCTTAATATTAACGCTTTCTTTATTGAACATTTAGAAGATAGTATGAGTACTATTATGGAACGTGAACATCGTAAAAATCCTCCTTACGAATGTTGTGATAAAGAAGCTGATTATGAAAATGATGATTTTCAAATAATACTTGATTAATTATGAAAGTTTGGAAAGTCGAAGTTGAACTAAATATGAATGCTTCTAATACTATAAAACTTGAAATAGTTGCATCTACTGAAAATAAAGCTCGTATTAATGCTGAACGTGCAGTTCGTAAAAAACATAAAGCTTTCTTTACCAAAATAGTATATGTAAAGTTGTAGGTGTAATATTATATATAACCTAACAAAGGCAGTAGAACGCGAAAAGTGCCATAGTTTTGTGAAGAACCAAAGATAATTTGGAAAAGCTATTCAAAACGGTTGCCGGGTTGGTGGAATAGGTAGACACGTTGGACTTAAAATCCAATGGCCAGTAATGGCCGTGCAAGTTCGATTCTTGTACCCGGTACTAATGTTAAACTTAAAACTATACTTAATATGTGCAAATATTGTGAAGCTTTAATTAAAGATGAAATGGTAATTTTATCTAAAAATAGTAATTGTGAGTTAACTATGGAATTTCAATATGAAAAAGATAGTATAGTTCTTGATTCTTATGTTCTTAAAGCAAGTGAAAACGATATAACTGGAATAATAATTAATTATTATCCTATTTGTGGAACTAAATTAAATAAGTAAATATATGCTAATTGAGTACAAAAATAGAAAAATTATAGTTCTTCCTAATGTTACTACTATTGAGAATAGTTTTCAAATTTGTAGCATTAAAGAAATGAAATATGTAATTAATAATGCAAGAACTATATCTAAAAATCATCATAAAAAGTATAAAGAATATGCTATTTATGTTCGTACCATATTTGGTATGATTTGTGAATGGAGAACACATAATCTTTTACATTCTTTAGGTATTAAAAGAGAAAGAACTAAAACTGTTGATTTAGAACTTAATGTTAAATGGTACTATAAAATAGGATATTTCATATTATCTTTTTGCTATTTAAGATGGTAATATTGATATATGAGAAATACCGTTTTATAATTCAGAATAATATTGAATCTACCCAAATAAGCCAGTAATAGCTTGTTTTCTCTCAATGTATCGGTTTTATATGTAAAGTTGAACATCTGTATCACTTTATGATATAAAGCCGATATTCTGTCTGTTTTGTATGAAAATTATAAAAATGTTATATGATAACTTATAGTATTACTAATGCTAAAATACCTGATATAATATATGATTATAAAGATCATATAATTAAATGTATAGAAAATAATACTCCTATTAAAAGAGCTATACGAAAAGAAATATATAAATGAATAATTGAGGAAATTACTAAACATAAATATATAAGTAAAAGCGCTTTTATATGTGTTATAATAAAAGCTATGTGTCTTTCAATTTCTAATGATAGTTTTGATATTGTTACAAATTTTAATCTTAATGATATAAAACAAAATATATTTCCTGAATTAAATATTATTAAAGTTAAACATTATACTAAAAAATATAATATTGAATTAGGAAAAATTTATGCATGGTTTGATGGTAACGCATATAATAAACGTATAGATATATTAAACCATTGTATTGATACTATTAATAAGAATATAGAACGAGAACGTTTAAATAAAAGAGTTGTTTCTTCTACGGGGGAACAACAATAAACAAATCAAATCAAATAATAACAAATTTAATTCATTGTAAAGTTATGGCAAAGCGTCATTATGAGGAAAATGAATGTATCGCTGCTTTAAAGCGTCATTCGTGTGTTAACATTAACACTGCTGATAAGCTTATTACTATGGCAGCGGAAGGAGTAGGTATTCATACTCTTGGAAAGATCGATTGTCTTGTCAATTATCACGAATATTTTTCTCGTGTAGACAAGGGTTTTAAACCTCAAGTTTATGTTCGTGAAAGAACAGAGAATAAACCATCTGAACCTAAAGTCAAGAAACTTCGTATAGCAGCTATGGTAAAGATGGATGTTCGTATGCCTAAAAAGTAATGGTATATGCCAACCTTTAATTTCTCTGTTGTTAAAAAGAAAAACAAAAGAGAACATAAACCGGCTAAACAATATGTAGTTTTAAAAAAAGGAGTAACTGGCATAGTTCATATTGATATACAAGGTAAATTTTATATTAATTTGAATGATGTAAAAGTTCCTATCCTTAAAGAATGTTATTCTACTAAAGGTAAAACTTATATATTCTCTCGTAAGTTAAAAACTGATGGTAAAAAACTATGTATTGTAAGAACTAAAAACGATGCTACAACTGTTTTCGAAGAGTATTTGCCTTTTTGTCCTGGTTGTGTAGTTGAAGGTAATATTCTTTTAAATCCTTATGGCACTACTTTATTTAATATAAAGAAAGTACGATTAGAATATGAAAATGTTGATGCTAAAGCGGCATTTTTATATTGGAAAATTCATTACGAAGAAATAGAAAGAAACAGAAATAATAATAATGGAGTTTAACGTAGCTGGTGAAGCTTCGAATAAACGAATTGAATTTACAAAGGACCAAGAAGTTGCTATTAAAAATCTTATTGATTTTATTGGCACTCCTTGGTCCGATGTAGATTTTATTAGAGGTTTATGCGGGGCTGGTGGAACTGGTAAAACATTTATTACCGATTATATTATTAATCATTGTAAGTACAGTTTAAGTGTTATTAAATGTACTGCTCCTACTCATAAAGCTTGCCGTGTGTTAAGTGCAGCTATTCATGGAAAGAAAGTAGAAACTATTCAATCTACTTTTGGGCTTCGTCTTGATTTAAGACTTGAAGATTTTGACCCAGAGCATCCTCAATTTAATCCTATGGCTTCTCCTAAAATTGCAGATATTAAACTGCTTATTATAGATGAAGCTTCAATGTTACCAATTAAATTATTAAACTATATTATAAAGACTTGTAAAGAGAATAGAGTAAAGATTATAATGCAAGGTGATGCAAGTCAGCTTCCCCCCGTAAATGAGAAGAAAAGTGCTGCATTTACTAAATGTACTAAAGTTTACTATCTTAAACAAGTTGTAAGACAAGAGGCTAATAATCCTATTAAGATTTTACTTGATATACTTCGAGAAGATATTGACAATAGAACTTATCGTTTTCTTGAATATATTAGTAGAATGAGAGGTGCTGCAAATTATAATGAACTTAATGAAGGCTTCATTGTTTGTGGTAAAGCTAAATTTAAAGAACTTATTGATAAGTCTTTTAACGATGAGTTATATACTAAAAATATAGATATGTACAGGATTGTAGCATATACAAATAATTGTGTTACTTCTTGGAATAACTATATTCGTCATTCTATTATTGCTGACTCTGATAAGAGTATTATTACTAAAAACGATTTAATTATGTCTTATGAAACTATTGTTAATGAATTCATGGAAACTGTTATTAATAATAGTGAAGAATACGTAGTTAAAGATATTGTTGATTATTCAGATGCTACATATGGATTTAATGGTTTTCTTGTTAAATTCCAAATGGTTCATGGTGGCAATGTTACTCGTCCTTTATTTATTATTAATCATAGAGATAAATTTAGTATTCAAAAATATTATCAAGTTATTACAAATTTGATAAGTGAAGCTAAAAATGCTCGTGGTGGAGATAGAGGTAGTAAATGGCGACAATACTATGATTTTAAAAAGAAATATATACTTGCTACAAATATTGTAGGTCGTGATGGTAGAATATTATTTTCAAGAGATATTGATTATGGTTTTGCTATTACTTCTCATAAAAGTCAAGGTTCTACCTATGATACAGTATTTGTAGATGTCAATGATATGGTCTATGATAGATATGGAGCACCGTATTCTAATCAAGATGACCTTCTTCGTAGACTATATGTTGCTTGTTCTCGTGCTCGTAAAGAATTAATACTATGTTACGGAGAATGATATGGGTAGAAGAGGACCAAGTAATGAAAGATATAGACAAGATGGTATAAGTTTTGTTCAAACTAAACTCATTAAAAGCAAATGCAAATATTGTTCTAAATGTCCTAATAGACTTTTTGCTAAAGATGAGGAAAATGTTGTATTTGGTACAGGAACTATTGTAACAAATATAGTGTTGGTTCTACCTACTATTGAAGAACAATATTTTGAAAATAGTAATATAATAAATATATTAGCTTCTGTATATAATTCATATACTAATAGAAATATGTTTGAAGATGTTTATATTACTTTTGCTACAAAGTGTCATAGATTAAATGATTATAATACTTTTGCTGAAGCTTATAAACATTGTAAAGCTATTTTGAAGTATGAATTATATAAAATTCGTCCTACTGATGTTGTATTATTAGGTCCATATACTCATAATTTATTAGGAACTGAAGATACTTGTGGTTATATAAGACTTCATCGTCTTATAAATCCTAATGTTTTTTATACTGATAAACAATTATGGGAAGTGTTTAAACAACGCTTTGGTTTACTTATGGTTCAACTATTAAATAAATGATATGATAAAATCAAGATTTTATGATGTCGAAGCGTTAAAGAACTTCTTTTCTATTACTATTATAGACATAACATCTTATCTTGAAATAATGAAAGATGTTTGTGATGATAAAGGCAATCCTATACCTCTTGTTCAAAAACTTACTGTTGCTGAAATTAAGAAAAGATTAGATTTAGTTAAATCTGAAAATTATTATATTACTGATAGTGATGACAGTCAATTATTTTCTATGCTTAAAGCTATCAGTGATATGCGACCACATTATGAGAAAAATGATAAAGACGAAGATATTCCTATTTCAACTCATATGTTTGGTTATAATAGTAGTAGATATGATAAGTATATGGTAGCTGCTTTACTTATGCACCATAATAATGTTAATGGCAGTAAAGAGCTTATCAAAATATTATATGAAACTTCACAAAAGATTATTCAAAGTCAAAATGAAGACCGTTCTTATAATAAGAATGATTTTTACATGAATGCTTTGAATAAGTTTAAATTACCATATACTGATATTGATATAATGCAAATATTTGCTTTAAATAAAGCAAGTGTTATTGTAGATAAAAATGGTGAACGTAAACCAGTTCCTAAAAGTCTTAAACAAACTTCTATAAATTTACAATGGTATGAGTTATTAGAGTTTGAATTACCTCCTATATGTGAAAAAGATGCACATTATTATAATACTATTGATAGGTATAAAGGAATGAGTATTCCTCAATTAAATTCTCTTATTGGAAAATGGGAAAGATATATTATTGATGAATATATTCCACCTATGATGTATTATAATAAAAACGACTGTTTTATTGGTTGTGAAATGATGCGTCTTAATATTGATGAAATTCGATTAAGATATAATATTGCTCGTTCTTATGGGCTAAATGTTCTTTCTGCAAGTAGAAGTAATATTTCTGATGCTTTTATTGAAAAGTTCTATTCTGAAATGAGTGGACTTCATCCTTCTCAATGGAAAGGAAGAAAAACTGAACGTAAAGCTATGGCTTTTAAAAAAGTTATATTTGACTTTATTAATTTTAAGACAGAGTCTTTACAGAAGATGTTACGGGAAATGAAAGACGTAATAATATATTCTATCGGTAAAGATGCGTTTAGTAAAGAAATTTCTATTAATGATGGTGTTTATACTATTGCAACTGGAGGTTTACATAGCAAAGATATTCCGGGAGCATTATATAGTTATTGGCCATCAGATGATGCTTCCCCTACGGGGGAACAAATAAAGACTTCATTAAAACGATTTAAGTATGTGCACTGGGACATCTCCAGCTTCTACCCGTCGATAATGGTACAATATGGGGTAGCACCTGCTCATCTTGATCAAAAAGTTTTTGTTAAACTTATTAAATGGATTAGAGATACTCGTGTTACAGCTAAACATACTAAAGGTGATATTGACGGAGTACCAGCTAATATATTAGCAGCTGTTCTTAAAATTGTCATTAATGCTATTTATGGTAAACTTGGTTTTGAACATGGTGATTTATGTGATAGACTTGCTGTACTTAAAGTTACCATTAATGGACAGTTAATGATTATGATGTTATGTGAAGAATTGGAATTGAATGGGATAAAAGTAATTAGTGCTAATACTGATGGTATAGTTGTTAAACTATATGAAGATAAAATCGAAACTTTTAATACTATTGCTAATAATTGGAAACAACTTACTGGACTTGATGCTGATAGCGAAGAGTATAAATGTTATATTAATAGGGACATTAATTATTGGTGTCCTAACTCGGTGAATTGCTGGAACTCTAAACAACTATAATGTTGCATGACAATCAGCAGCCAAGCGTCTTAATAAAGATGAAGGTTCAGAGACTATCGAAAAACAACATTTTACCGATGTTGAATTTAGTAGAGTAGGCAATGATTATATTATTGTCGAAGCGCCGAGCAAATTTTATTTAAATAATTATGTTATTTCACACAATTATATTATATTTGCAGTAAACAAGTATTAATTAAATATGAAGATATTATGACATTTACAGAAAAAATTCCTCATGTTTGTTGTGTGTATAAAATTACAAATGTTATTTCCAATCTTATTCTTATTGGTTCTACTATTGACCTTAATAAAAGAGTAGACCATTATCGTAATGATATTAAAAAGAAAAATCCTCTTAAACATTATAATAGAAGATTTTTTAAAGATATTGTTACTTATGGAATAAATTCTTTTACTATTGAAATTATTGAAGAATATGATAAAAATATTGATAACATTTCTTTAAAAAATAAAGAAACTAAATATATTCTTCAATATAATTCTATTGATCCTAAAATTGGTTATAATTTAAGATTGGATATAGACGGTAAATATATTTGTAATTCTTCAACTAAATCTTTAAAAAGTGAACAAACTAAAATTCAATGGACTTTTAGAATAAGGAATAATCATTCTGAAAAACTAAAAAATTATTGGAATAAAAATGAAGATAGACGATTAAATCAAGCAGAAATTATGAGAAATAATTTAACTAAATATGTTTATATTGTTAAAGATGCTCATAATAACATATTGTATGATAAAATTTCATACAATAAACTTGCTATGCTTGGTCTTAAATGTGCTGCAACTCGTTGTTCACAACATAAAATTAATTATGTAATTAGTAAAGGTTATATAGTTGAACGTATTATTAAAAGTAAAATTTGAAGATATAGTCCGACACTCTATGAAAATAGAGATAACAAATAAGCAATAATTATTTTATTCAAGAGTACAATGGAAAAATTACTGCAAAGGGTGCATTAAATCCTAAAATGTATCTTGAAGATTTGAAAAAAGGATATGATATGCCTATTGTTGCTGAAGCAGTAGTTAATTATTTTCTTTATAAAACTCCTGTAATGGATACTTTATATAAAGCAAAGAATATTCTTGATTTCTGTAAAACACAAAATATTGGTAAACAATTTCATGTTGAAGAAACTATTGTAGAAAATGGTAATATTGTTCATAAAATTTCTCAACGAAATTGTAGATTTTATGTTTCTAATAACGGTACTGTTATAGAAAAAGTTAATCCTTTAGCTAATATTAGAAATAAATTATGTGCTGGTTATAATTGTACAATTCTTAATAGTCTTGATGATAAAGATATTTCTTTAAGAGATATTAATTATCAATATTACTTTAATGAAGCTATGAAAATTATTAATCCTATTAAACTTGGTATTTCACCTTCTCAAAAAGGTGATCCGATACATAGAACCAAAAGTGGTAAAGCTCTTCTTAAAAAGTATAGTGGAATAACTCAAACTTTATTTGACGAAGATGGAAGTACTTAACCAATTTTATGAAACTGTTATTAATAAATGGCGAAACAATAAAGGTAAAGGTACTATTCATTGTAATAAGCCATTTAGTTATGCCATTTTAGCTGTTACTACTATTGGTAAGTTTATAGCTAAAAGAGCAGATGCGAGTGTATTTATAGTCGTACAAAGTTTTGATATGAGAAAAGAACTTATATCTGAATTTAATAGACTTGAAATTAATCACTCGCGTATTACTTGTGTTAGTCAAAATTATATTCGAACGGGTTATAATTATAATTATGATTTGGTAGTGTTAATTGATGTTACTCCTCTTAACATTATCCAAATGTTTTGTAATCGTACTAAATTTGTTATGAATATAATTACTAATCCTAAAATTCTTGCTCCTCAAACTTTGAGTAAAGTTTATATTATACTCCCTTCTATTAATGGAGAAATTAGTGTTCAACAAGCAAGGAACGCTATTATTTGTACCCCCGTAGAGGAACATCGCATCGCAGTTACTATTTCAGCTGATGATAAAGCAGAATATGATAAACAGTCTGCTTTTATTAGTAATACTATGGTTATTATTGGTGATATTAAAAATATTGATAGAATCAAACATGGTGATAAACAATTAGGTTTATCCGGTGCTGAAGTGCGTGATAAAATTGCTCGCGCAAATGGTTGGTCTGAAACTCTTGATATGTCTATTCCTTTTAATAAAGAAATAGATAATGCATATAATCCTATATTATTGTACGAAAAAGCATGTACAGTATATGAAGTTATGAGAAAACGAAGAGATTTAGTTACAGATAATGAAGCTAAACTTTCTCATATATTAGATATTATTAAAGATAATCCTGATAAAAAATTTGTTATTATTTCTAAAAGAGGTGAGTTTGCAGCTTTGATTACAAAATATCTTAATGCTAATAAAATTGCGTGTGGAGATTATCATGATTGTATTGAGAAAGCTGTTGCTGTTGATGATGATGGAGTTCCTATTCTTATTAAATCCGGTGCGCATAAAGGGGAGCCTAAAATCATAGGCGCACAGGCCATTTCGACGGCCAATCTACGACGATATATTTCCGATGATATTCAGATACTTTCAACAAAAAATAGCTCGTTAAACGGGCTGGAATTAACGTGTGATGCGTGGATTATTACGTCACCACTATGTGATGATATTCGTACTATTAAAGGTAAGTTTGCAGATTTACATTTTACTACTAATCCTAATATAATTTACAATCTTTATTGTAATGGTACATTAGAAGCCACTGCGATAAGTAAAATAAAAGGTAGTGCGATACACGCAATAGTCGAGGATGGAGAAAAAAATTTATATGTAGATGAAAATACCGGTGATATTATTTTGTAGATTCGAATTTATTCCCTATAATTGTAGTACCAATTAACGTTCTTTGATATAATGATGACGGAACAAACTAACAAACCGAATGACGAAACTACTGGTAACAATGCCAAAGTAGTTAAAGTCGAAAAGGATGTTAAACAACCCGTTACTACTGTTAGTAATTTTAATGGTGGTTCTATTAATTCTCTTAATCTTTTAGATGAAAAACAACTTGCTTCTGCTGTTAGTTTTCTTGATAGGATTATGAGAACTGATAAAGGTGGAATTAAGACCGTGAATGAGGGTCTTGCTGTTCTTATGAGAGCAAAAGACCTCGATATTCCTTTCAGTACTTCACTTGAACATATCCATGTTATTAATGGTAAAACGGGTGTTGACATTCATATCATCAAAGCATTATTGTCGAGGGCAGGTGTTACTTGGCGTTGTACTAAAAATTATTCACCTCTGTATGAATATACAGACGGCATTAATGTTTATGTTGATAATGCTCTTCCGGATTATACTGAAAAATGTAGAAGCCGTAAAGAAGCAGAAGAGAAACAAATTAATTCTAAAGATAAAGATGTAGTTTATGTTTATCCTGTTCAGTTTTATAGTGATATGCGAAAGACTGTTTATAAGAGTTATCAATTAGATGGTCGTTTTGCTATTGCAGTTACAAAGACTGATGTTGACACGATAACTAAAAGTGGGAAATGTCCTATTTATCGTATTCCTAATCAAGCAGTCGATTATATTACTGAATATGAGTTCCGCCGTACAGTAAACGGCAAAGAAGTTACTGCTATTAGTAGTTTTAGTTTTTCAGAAGCTATGACTGCTGGTATGTTTGAAAAAGATACTTATAAGAAATATCCTAAAGTTCTTATTGGTCATAGAGCATTTACATATGGTGCTCGTGATATTGCTTCCGATGTTATTATGGGTTGTATGGAAACAACTGAACTTAAAATAATTTCGGGTAAAGAACTTAATGATACTGAAATTGCTGACTTTGAGGAAGTCAAGTAATGGAAAAAGTTATTCCTCAAAAAACAAATCAAACAATTAATTTTTAAACACAAAGAATTATGAAAACTTTTGGAAATGTTAAAGGCTCGGGTTTTGGTTTTGCTGTTGTTGCTGCTGGCCAGCGTAATATGACTGCTGATCCGCAGGTAATTGCTACCTCTACTGAAGGCGGTTTCCGTATTACTGGTCCCGTTACTCGTATTCTGGGTATTCAGCATGGTGATTATGTAATGTTTATCAATAACGTTGCTAACATTGATCAGGCTATTGCAAATAAGGTTGAAGAACTTGTTGTTTTTGTTGAAAAGAATGGTCTGGAATGGGGTACTCCCGAAGCAGCTATTGCTATTCACAAGGAGTTCGATATGTGGGCTATTGCAAAGGGTATTCAGGAGTATGACAGCAAGGGCCTTCCAGTTCTTGGTAAAGAGCGTCTTACGCAGAATGACCGTCTTCGTCTTGTTGAATCTCGTTTCGATGAGATGCTTGCTGCTGCTCTTGAGAGCGACAATGAGGAACTTATTGAGGCTCTTAACCGTGATGGCATTACGGAGGAAGAGCAGAAGAATCTGCTTTGTCCTTTTGTTCAGCCTATCGAGGTTAACAAGTTTAAGGGTTCAAAAGTTGCTAGCCCTTCGAATGTTACGGGTCTTGGTGTAAACCTTACGTTTACCGATTCGAATGTTTGGGCACAGCTGAAAGCTGATCTTGGTGAAGCTGCTGATACCGTTAATCGTGTTTACACTGTTGACATTGATGACATTCAGAAGTGTATGATTAGCGACGGTTACAAGGATGTTGAAGTTTCCATGCTTATCCTTGGTGAGTCGGAAGATAAGAAGCCTGTTCGTGTTGGCGCAAAGAAGGCTGACGACGAAGTTGAGGAGTAATCCGTTCATTGTATCATAAATTGTAGCCGGGGTAGTAGTAACAATACTACTATTCCGGCTATTTTTGTCTAATTAAACGTTTAATTAAAAAATTACAGAACTATGAGTGAAGAAAAAGTTGCTAAAGTGGATGCTGGCCAGCCCGCTGAAGTTGCTAACAAAAAGAAACGTCGTGGTATTTCCAATGAAACTCGTGCTACAAGTCGTTTAAAATTTGATGATGTCCGTGATGCTAATAAGGCTAATGGTCTGTTTCAAGGTCATCTTGAAAGTGTAGAAATTAAGGATATTACTATTGGAGAAGAAACGACTGGTATGCCATCTTTCAATGGTATGACGGTTCCTAAACTCGTTCTTACTTTTGCAAGTAATCATCCTGTTGCTAACGAACGTCGTTATGTAGCAATGCAGTTCTTGCCTGCTGAATCCAATGTAGATACCATCCCTAATGGTTCTAAAGCTTGGCAGGTTGACCGTATCATGGCTTATATGAAACATATTCTTGACGTTTATCTTCTTAAAGGTAAGCCTATGAGTGAAGCACAAGAAGATGCTCTTACTCTTGCTTTTGAGGACTTTGACGATAACGGAGAATATGTTAGCGTTGATCCTACTGAAGTGATTAATGGTTGGCGTGTTCTCTTTGAGAATTTCGTTAACATTATGAATACTGGTAAAGATGGTAAACCTGTATATGCTACTGCTGATGGTAAAATTGTTCCTGTTTGGATGAAACTGCTTCGTTTTACTAAAAATAAGGGACAATGGAAAGCTATTGAAGGCGGCAATCGTGCTGGTGATCTTGCTTTCCCGGGATTTGTTGGTGAAGGAGTTATTGAACTCTTTGTTACTAACAAAGCTCCTATTCTTAAAGTAGATGCAACTAAAGAAAAGATTGCACCTATGGATATTTCTAAAACTCCTACTACTCCTGCTGTTCCCGGTATGCCCGGAGCACCTATGGGTGGAGTTCCGGCAGGATTTGCAGATGGTGCAAGTGCAGTAGATGTTGCTCCTATTCCTGCATTTCCCGAAGCAGGAGAAGATTTACCTTTTTAAATAAATATAGTTAATATTTGAGCTTTCGCAAACCCCATACATACTGTTATTACTTATAATAGTTTGTATGGGGTATTTTTTTGTTCTATGCGCAGAAATATAAATAATGCTAATCTTAATAAGAATTATATTCTTTCGAAAGTTAGCCAAATCAAAATATTTTCTGTTTATCTTGGTATTTCCGAGCAACTTATTCAACATTGTGTTGACACAGGAGAACTTATCTGTTCTACATTAAGAATAGACAATCATCCTACTGTTGGTTTTAAATATGACAATAGAGGCAAACTAAAATATAAAGACTTTTCAGGTTTTCTATGGGGTGATTGTTTTGATATAGCTGCATATGTTATTTCTGGTACATATAATAAAATTATTAGTGTAGAAAATAAAAGAGATTTCATTGCAGTTCTAAAACATATAGCCCTTACATTTAGTGATATTATCTATGGTAAAGCAGTTGATCCAAATCTTGCTGGTCATCTTGCTCAAGGTCGTATTCGTATTCAAAAATCAAAACCAATTATTGAATTTGTTAATCGTGAATGGAACGCAGATGATATTACTTATTGGGGAAATATAGGAGTTGATATTAATTGGCTAAATACTCATTTTATTTATGCAGTAGACCAATACTATATAAACCGACGTATTAATCCTCAACCAAAATATTACTATGACTCTGATGACCCTTGCTATGCTTATGTTCTTGGACGAGATAGCAATGGTATACATAATATAAAATTATACTTTCCTAAACGAAATAAAAAAGATACTCGATTCATTACTAATTGTAATCACCTTGAAGGTATTTATAATCTTGAAAGAGATGATTATGATTATATTGTTATAACGAAGTCTACAAAAGATAGAGTTAGTCTTGACAAGCAACTATGGATGATGCGTTTCCTCTACGGGGGAACATTCCCATATAACATAGGAGTTATTAATATACCTGCTGAAAATTACAGATTAAGCACTGCTGAATATTATTGGCTTTATGATAAACTTAAGGAACAAAATCCTTATAATATTATTAGTCTTATGGATAACGATAAAACAGGTTTTTCTGAAGCTTACGCTTTAAGAAAACAATATCGTATTCCAGCAGTTTTAATTCCTAAAAGTTATAATTGTAAAGATTTCTCTGAACTTCGTGCTAAATATGGTTCAAAAGAATGTACTAAATTTATAGTAGAAACCATTAAATATATAAAGAATTATGTTAAACGAATTGAATCTATTAGGATTAAGAAAGAAAGTAATAGTAGCCCATTTTGATAAAGCACAAATTGCTGTAATGGAAGCTATTGACGAAAAAACTGAAAAAAATCTTGATAAACTTTGTTCTTGGTCTAATGGTAGAGAAATAATTGATAAGAATAAAGTATTTTTGTATGGAGAAGTAAATGTTAATAATAATGAAGATCGTAAAGTTATTAGGAGAGTATTTCCTATGTCTGATGGTATTGCAGATAATCAAATGCGTAGTGGGTTTGATTATGAATCCGGTATTGTTAGTCTTGTTGATAATGAGTTTAGGTGGTATCCTGCTGTTGACCCTATTAAATGGTTTAAATACAATCATTGTTTATTAGGTAAACCTAAACGTATTATTGTGTATAAAACTACTTTAAGTATGTTATGATTATAGATTATAATGGAGAAACTTATGAGTTTCCTGACTATAATTTAAATCATTTAGATTATAGATATTTAAATAAAAGAATACAGTCTGAAATACCTCGTACTATACTTACTGATTTACTTCAAGATATGGATTGTACAAGAGAATATAGTTGTGGTCGCCCAATGATGACTGATTATCCTATGTATGCTCGACATGTACAAGCTTATTTATACGTTATTAGTAGTATAAAAGAAGATAGCGACAATGAAGTTGTTAATATTAATGTTCGAAAAAGCAAAGAATTATGGCTTGGCGAACTGATTGAAAGACATAAAGAAAATATTCTATTTGAACAAAATAATCCTTATATTCCTCCTGCTCCTAAAAAGAAACAAGTTAAACGTGGTAAAATTGCTAAATATAAAACTCACGATTTAATTACTGGAGAAGATGCCTATCTTCTTGAAGATACTAAAATTAAAAAGCATGTTGTTCGTAAAAATCCAGATGCTTTAGATAAAATTAAAAAGAGTAAGGTTGAAACTCCTTTAAACATGATGACATTTAATTTCACAAAGAAATGAAAGATAACACACTTTATAGACGTAATAATCATGGAACTCCTTGTTATTGGTATGCAGAACCTTTAACTCAAAATACTTATCATATTCATCATGGAATAGTAGGAAGTAAAGATATTCTTACTACTGTTTGTACTAAACGTGATAGTAAAGATGAAGTTAAAAGTAAGTATAAAGAAAAACTTAAACAAGGATATAAATATCTTAATGAATTAAGGGATGATACTGTTTGCTCCCCCGTAGAGGAAGATGCACTCCTACAATATTTGCAAACGTATCTTCCACACGATCGTACTACTGCTGATGGAACATTGCTTCCTATGCTTGCTAAAGTATATAATGATAATGTATTTAACAAAATAAGTAATCGTCTTGGTCAATATAAGATTAATGGTCTGCGTTGTCTTATTAGTGCTGAAAGAAATGAAGGTGATATTTTTACACCTCATAAACTTTTGTTTCAATCTCGTGAAGGAACGTATTGGAATACTCTTTATCATTTAGAAAATTATCTTCTTGAAGTTATTCCTGATTGGCTTCTTGAAAAAATGATTGATGAAGATTACGTTTTAGATGGTGAAATTTATCTTCCCGGATATTCTGTTAACGAAATTAATCATTTTGTTAAGAATTCTAAATGTATTGAAAATGCTATGTTGCAGTATTGGTGTTATGATATTGCAATACAAGATTATACTCAATTTAAACGTCTTGAAGAACTTTATAAAATTAAAGCTCCTAAACATATTAGTTGTAAAGAAGAACATTTAAATAATGTTGATAGATTTGTTATCCTTCCTATTGTTGAAATAACTACAACAGAAAAAGCAAGACGAACTCGTGATAAATTCATAGATATTGGTTTTGAAGGTCTTATTCTTCGTGATCCTGATGCAGAATATCAATTCGGTAAGAGAAACAATACTATGATTAAATATAAAAGAACTACTGATGGTGTATTTGAAGTTATTGATATTTATCCGGAAGGTACTAAACGTAGCGATATTCCCCTTTTGTTATGTCGTAATGACGTTAATAACAATACTTTTGAAGTTCATGTTAATGGTTCATTTGATTACCAACATGAAGTACTTATCAATAGAGATAAGTATATTGGACGTAAATTATTCATTACCTTTGGTGAAAGGTCTGGGGTGGATAAAGTTCCGTTTCATGTGAAAGAAGTTAAGTTTATAGATTAATCTATGCCTGATATTTTATCATTTGATGTTATAAATCCACTTACTAATAATAAACTTCCATTTTATAATAATACTAAAGGTTTATTATATATTCCCGGTCTTAATCCTAAATATAAGTACTATATAGAATGTGCTCGTAGTGTTCCTAAAATAGGTAGAAGATATTATCTTTTACTTAATAAAACTAAATTTAATAAAGACTGCCGTATATGTCATACGGACGGATATGGTAGACTTGTTATACCTGTTCGTGGTGAACTAAAAGAATATCTTAATGATTGCTGTATAAGAACAAGAAATATTGAAGTAGGTATTGTAGAAGCTACTGAACTATATGATATTTATTATATTAATGCTGATAATATGTAATAAAGCGGGGCTATTGCTCCGCTTTTCCTTTGTCTAAATGCCAGCATTGCATACTCCGAGGCTCTACAATCAATTTTATATGCAAAGTGATACATTTGTTAAGCCTAAAATTTGATACGTCTAAACAGCCTAAAATCTACTAAATTATATAATAATTTTTTATAAAATATTATACGAAATTGAATAATTTTTCGTATATTGCAACCATGAAACAGAAATACAAAATTGTTATTGGAATTAGTGGTGCTAAAAATAGTAGTAAAGATACTGCTGCATCAATGATTCATTACATCTTTAGAAGTGGTATTACAAATGCTACTTATAAAGAGTGGACTTTGAAGTATGAACAAACAAAGTTTAAACCTCCTGTTATTCATTTTGCTGATTATCTTAAAGATATGCTTTCTATGCTATTTAATATAGATAGAAAACTTTTTGATAGTAGAGTTTATAAAGATGAACTTTGGTATGAAATTCATACTAATATTTTCTTTGATAAACCTAAACATGCTGCAAGATTTGATAAATCTGAAGATATTTGTAAAGATGTAAGTATTGAAGATTTACAAACTACACCTCTTGCTTATTATATTAATAATTATCAATTTGTATTTATTAAATTACGAACTCTTTTACAATATTTTGGTACTGATATTGTTCGTAATCAAATTGAAAATAATAGATGGGTTAAACTTACTATTGGTAAAGCATGGACGCTCGCCCGTAAAGAAGGACTATGTTTAATACCTGATGTTCGTTTTGTTAATGAACAAGAATGGATTACTAAAACTGGAGGTATAGTTATTAAACTTAATAGACCATCTAAATCTGTTGATAATCATTCTTCTGAAGATATGAGTGATATTAAAGCAGATTATGAAATTAACAATACTAATACAAAAATGGTACTGTTTTATGATCTTCTTCGTATTAGTAATGATATTTATAATAAAGCTATTAAAAGTAGTGAATTAATGAATGTATTATTATGAATTATTATTGTTTACTTTGTGGTTCATTTATAAAAAATAGTAATAGTGATTATACTGACAAAGTATTTACTTATAAACCTGAAAATCATATATGTGTTAATTGTCAAAGATTTATTGATGATGGCAATATGGCGTTTAGGGAGGCGTATGTTTCCTCTACGGGGGAACTCCATTTGGGGGATAAAACTATATTTATAAGTAAGAAAATTGCTTCTCGTGTTTGTAATGAACAACAATTAAAAGATGGAGTTGTATTTTGTACTCCTAAAACATTTGATAAATTATTTGGTAAAATAGAATATATTAAAGATGAAAATAGTAAAACCGTCAGTTGAATTATTATCTACTAATCATACTATTCAACAAATGTGGTTGAATATGGAAATTGGAGCAAGACTTTGTTATGCTTCTGAACCTAAAGAAGGTAGTACTTGGGAAGATGCTAAACGATTTTGTTTAAAACATATTAAAGCTGGACACGTTAGTATTGGACGACATGGTTCTGTTTATCTTAAAATTGAAGATAAAGAACTTGCAAATAAAATATATTATAAATTCCATGAATCTCCTTTTGTTTTAATGAATTATGGAGGAGATGATTTATACATTACTACTAATTATCAATTCGCTTCTGAAACATTTGGAGATGAATTTATAAATAAACATTGGTGTAATAATCCTATTCCTGAAAATGAAAGATATACTTTTATAGTAGTTACTCAAATATCTACTTCTCGTGAACTTAATCGTACTTCTCCTAATAACATTATGGAACAAAGTACAAGATATGTTAATTTCTATCATAAAGGTGGTACTATTTGTCAACCTTGGTGGTTTGATTTATTTTTAGATAAATATGAAGATATTGAAGCTACTGTATTAGATGATACACTTTTTATTAGTGTTAATGGTATAGGACATCCTTGGAGTAATACTCATTGTAAAATTTTAGGTAATAAAGTAGGATATTACGATTCTACTGTTGAGGCTCATATCATTAAATGGTATAGAGATTTTAAATTTTATAATGCTCAAATTGAATTTGGAATGCAACCTCAAGATGCAAGAGAATGTTTGCCTCTTGCAACTGCTACTAAAGTAGCTTATTCTTATAATATTAAGGAACTTATTGAAGTTATTAATAAACGTTATTTTGGTACTACTGGTAAACCGCATCCTAATGCTAAAATTATAGGTAAAATGTTTTATGATTATGTAAAAAATCATCCATATGTTTATAATCATATAAATGATAATGGTGAAGTAATATTATGTAGTTGTAATAATATTATGGATTCCGCTGTTAACAAATAATGTTAATATGAAATATGTCATAATGGCGTACATAGATGGTATAAGACAATATTATACACATTATGAAAATAAGATTCCTGAATTTTCTGCTGATATGAATGAAGCAATGAATTTTAATAATGTTGCTGAAGCTAAACAAGTAAAAAATATGATTCTATTATATTTTTTAATTAATGTAAAGAAAAATATTAATGTTGATATTATTAATGTAACACTTAATGATTATGTACTATGAATTGGGATTGTTTTATACATGGACATAAATATCAAATCATTGAAAGACATGATTTGTTAGATGATAGAGATTCTGTCGTTGGAAAAGTTATAGTTTCTCGTTGTCAAACTTGTGGAAGAATTACAGTTAAAACCATTTATACAGTAAACACTTATGTCAGACGTAAATATTGAACAGAATATCTTTAGTATCGAAGCAGACCTTGAAGCTATATTCATGGAACTTGAAGACAATGATGGAGAATTAACTCCTGAATTGGAAGAAAAGTTAATGATTACACAAGAAAACTTTGAAAACAAAGTTTCTAAATATGTAAAGGCTATTCGTTATTATGAAGACAATGTATCTATACTTAAAGGTAGAAAGAAAAGTATAGATGATCTTCTTAAAGTGCGTGAAAATCGTGCTAAACGTTTACGAACAGTTGTCACCGATGCTGTATCTCGTTATGGAATTAAAGGTAAATCTGGCAATAGAGTTCTTGAACTTTGGGATGCTAAATTATTTACAAGAAATACTGAAGCTATTGATCTTAAAGAAGATCGTATTGCAATTCTTACAGATGAATTCTTTGAATATGCTCGTGAACTTTATAAACAAGGTATTCTTGAAACTGGAGAAGATATTGATCCTACGGGTATGTTAGAAGCTATTAACAATATATGTATAGCTAAATATGGCGAAGACTTTGTTCCTTTTACTATTGGAGACCTTGCTAATACTCGTTATAAAATTTCTTTTAATTTAACTCCTAAAGAATTACTTACTGATACACAATTTATTCTCAAAGCATTTAGTGCTTTAACTTATTGTTCAGATGTTGAATTCTGCACTCCTAAAGATTCTATTAAAGGATATGTAAAGACTGTTAATGAAGACGATTTAACAATTGCTGAACTTAAAGTTAATACAAGTATTAATATTAAATAGTATGGATAAAAGTGAATTTGTTAAAAGAATTGAAGATGAACTTATACTTGCTGCAAAAGAACAAGTAATATCATCTTATACTGCTGAAACTCTTGAAGAACTTTGTAGAGTTTGGGATAAGCATAGTATGGATACTATTATTAGTACTGATTCTGTAGATAGAATATTAAAATTATTTACTGATCTTTGTAATGGAAAAACATTATTTCCAGTAGATCTTGAAACAGATGAAGTTGTAAATATTGGTGGAGATTTCTTTGCATATAAAAGATGTAGAGATATAATCAAGAATAATGTTACTAATACAATATCTTATAAATCTGCTTATAAAATTGTTTGTAAAAAGTTTTATAATGTTATTGATAAAATTTGTAGCAATTGTGCTACAATTCATAATCCTGATAAAATATATCTTTCTAAAGGAGGAGTTGTTACTAATGAATATATAGAAAAAGTTTATATAAGAGGTAGTATTTTTATGCCTAAAAATCCTGTAAATCTTGATTGTAGTAAAGTTATGATTAATATCGCTTATAAAGATATTTATACTATTGATTCTCGTTCTAATAAACTTAAAGCTTTAATGGAATTTTATGAAGTTCCTATATTAAAAGATGATAAGTTTAAAAATATAGATTTACGAAACTTTAAATTTGAAGATTATGGAAACAATGATTGTGGTAATTGAGATATTTGGAATATTTTGGTTACTAATGGCTTTTGCTTATTTATTTAAAGCGCAAGGTATCAAAGAAGCAAATAAATTTGTAGTAAATAACTATAAACCTAATAATGTTTACAAAAAGTTTTTAGAAACTACTGTTGATAAGTATAAAGCTTATATGAAAGAATCTAAATATTATGCTTGTTACGCAGTAGCTATATTTGCTATTTTAATAACTGTTATTTTATGTTCAAAATAAAAGGTATACCTTTTAAACATTCCGGAGCTGTTAATGTATCTGATTGTGAAACTGCTGAAGATGTAATTGTAAAAGCTGGTCTTGATTGGAATGTTGCAAAGTGTGAGTTGGTGGCTAAAATGCCACCTGCTCATACTATTGATGAAATAGAGGGAAATCATTTCCTCTACGGGGGAGCAGAATATGCAGATGTTGACAATTTTTACGCTACTTATCGTACTGATATTAATAGTCCTTTAGGGATTGTTAAAGGAAAATATACTCCTGTTCAAAACATTAAAGCTTTTGAATTCTTTAATGATGCTATTGGTTTTAATAAAGCTATTTGGCAAACTGCCGGATGTTTTAATGAAGGCCAAAAAGTATTTGTAAGTGCTAAATTACCTAATACTGTATTTGTTGGTGGTGACCCTGTTGAAAGTTATTTAGTATTTATGAGTTCACATGACGGTTCTACTGGCGTTAAAATATTATTTACTCCTATTAGAGTTGTATGTGAAAACACATTGACAGCTGCTATTAAAAATGCTACTAATTATGTAAGTTTTAGACATACTGCTTCAGTCCATGACAATATTGTTATTGCTAAAGAGCTTCTTGAAATTTGTACTATGAAAGCTACATTCTGTCAAGAAGAATATACTAAACTTGCTAATGCAACTGCTAAAGATGAAGATGTTATGCATTATATTTGTAATAGTGTTCTTACTGATGATGAACTTGCATCTGTAAAGGCATATGGATATAATATTAAACACGTTATTCAACGTAATTTTAATTGTATTGAAGCAGCTAAAATTTCAATGCGTAAAGTTAATATTATTACTAATATGTGGCGTTACTATTTTGAAGGTCCCGGTCAAAAAGAACAAGTTGGCAATTGGTGGGGTGCTGTAAATGCCATTACTGGTTATTATTCTAATATAGATAGTGCTGAAGGGGATAAACGTATGGATAGTCTTTTATACGGAGATAAATCTCGAAAATTAAGTAATGCGTTTGATAACGCTTTTGAAATTATTAATAATAAACAAGCAGTATAATGAATAAATATATTGGAGTCAAACTTATTGACGCAGAACAAACTATTTGTTGTAACAAACACTTCTTCGAAAATATGGAAGAAGCTATGGAATATCGTAATAAAGTTTATAAAGATACGGGTAAGGTTTACGATATTGAAGATGGATATAAAGTTGTTTATCCTGATGGATATACTTCATTTAGTCCTAAAGCAGTGTTTGAAGCTGCATATTTCCAACTTGGAGATGAAAAAGCTGAACGTATTACCTCAGAAGATGTAGATAATTTTATTAAAGATACATTTTCTGCTAAAGTTGGAAGTAAAACTACAAATACAACTTTAGTCCTTTTAAATGGTTATGAAGTTCATGGACAGGCAAGTTGTGTTAAAGCAGAAAATTATAATATTGAAATAGGTGAGAAATTTGCTAAAGAAAAAGCAAAAGATAAAATTTGGGAAGTTCTTGGTTTCGTGTTACAATGGGCTATTAATGGTATTAAAAATAAATAAACAATGGTACAAAAAGCTGAACTTAATAAGAAAGAAGAAGTTGCTGGAGAAAAAGATGCAGCTGTTGAAGTAAAGATTGAAAAAATTTATCCTGTAAAATATGAATTTACGGATAAAAAAGCTCATGATGAAGTATTAGCGTTAGTTAATGCTAATCGTGAAGAAGAAGGTCTTGAACCTCTTAAATCTTTACTTCCTGTCAAAGCACATGATACTGATGCTAAATATGATGTATTTGCTATTAAGCGTATATATGATACTGATAAAGATTGCTGGGTTTATGATACTTGTCTTCGTCTTGAACCTCAAGAAGGTTATTGGATTGCATTAGTTCCTCGTAGTTCTAATCGTAAGACTGAATGTTATCTTCCTAATAGTGTTGGTACTGGAGATTATGGTTATCGTGGTTCTTATCTTTTCTCTTATAAACCTCGTACTTCTGCTGCTGTACGCAACGCTATTAATATATTAATTCAAGCTGTATCTGCTCTTTGTAGTGTTACAGGTCTTACTCGTTGGCGTTCATCTGTTGAAAGTCTTCGTGTTGAAAATAAACCTCCTTTTGAAGTTGGCGACCGTATTGGACAAATGTCTGTTGAAAAAGTTCACACTATTGAATTTATTGAAGCAGATCTTAATCCTAATGAAACTGAACGTGGAGCAGGAGGACATGGTTCTACTGGAAAATAATATTTTATGACTGTTGCTCTTATTCGTACAAAAGGATGTCAAGCATGTAATTTAATGGTAGATGTCCTTATGAAAGTAGTAAAAGCTTATGCTGGTACGTCCGGCATAAGTTTTCTTATTTTCGATAAAGAAGATATACCTAATACTATTCTCCAATATTTAGAAATTAAAGATTTTCCTACTTTAGTAATTACTTCATTTGAACGAATAGTTTTTGATGAAGAAATAGTTAATTGTGTTCTTCCTAAATGTAAAGGAGATTATTTTACTATTCTTGAAGGAACTCAACGTTATGTTGATGTTACTTCAGCTATTGAAAAGTATAGATAGGCAGGGCTTCGCCCTGCGCTCCCCCGTAGAGGAATGGATGTCCTCCAGCTGTTGATATTGTTAATGTTATTGTTGTTGTTAAAGTTTGTAATAAGTTATATAATAATTATATGAAATTTTCTAAATCCGACCGTTTGGACGTGTCAATACTAAAATTAAACAACTATATCAATTCAAAGAATTAATTAATCATATAGCTTATAAATACTTGTTATAGGCGTTTAACACTCGATTGTATCGACAATATCATCATTCCTTTTACGAACCACAAACAAAATAACCCGTATTAGCACTAAATTCAGTGTTAATACGGGCTTTTTTATTAGTACGAGCTACAACTGGTTAATCTGATAACCAATCTACAATATTATCTACAACAGCATTTCTCATAGAATTATCATCTAAACGATAATATTGATTATTCTTTTCTAATTGTTCCAAACGATTAATATTACGCATAAGAGGAATATTACCAATAACAAGTCGTTTAAATTTATTTTCTCCCTTATAACGTCCAGTAGTATATTCAGGATTAAAATCATCATCAAATATAGCTTGCATAGAAAGATTAAGGAGTTTAAGTAAATCTTCAGGACCTTTAAATGCAGCAACAGGGGAACTCCAAAGAGTTTTACCTTCAGTAACTAATCCCCAAGGAGCATAAGCATTAGATTCAGTTATCCATCTATCAGCAGTATATAACATAAAGTTATACCAAGTAGTATCATAAAGTTCATCATCGTCATCACCACCTGTAAGTAATCCAAGAGCAATAAGGCCAACCATACCAGCCATAATGCCACCTAAATCACCTTGTATACGACGAATATTAGCTTTTTCCCATTCAGGAAGAGTATTATAATTAAGTCGCAAATTAGTAATAGTATTAATAATAGCGCGAGCTATATTTTTAATACTTTCCATAATAACAGCTTGAGTATCATCTCCATGTAATTCTTTAGCCTTTTTAATAGTATTTTTAAATTCAGTACTAAATAAAGAAGCTAAAGAAATATAAGAACCACGTTCAATAGAACCTCTAAATTCATTATAATATCCACGTCTACGCCAACGTTTCATAATACCGGGATACATATGTTTATGATATTGCATAACAACACTACCCCACCAATGTTTTTCAATATTTGCAGCACCTATTTTGTCATAAACACCATGTATCTTTTTATTAACAGAAATAACAGCTATTTTAAATTTAGCAACTTCATCAGGAGTAAGATGTGATTCAGGTTTAACAACAGCTACACCATTATCATATATAAATTGGTCTTTAACGTTTTCAAAACTATCAAACTCTTCTTTAGCTTTTTTAAGTTCTTTATCACGTTCTTTAATATATTTACGAGTAATTTCTTTATCGCCATACATTTGTAAGAACTCAACGTTAAAGTCTTTAGTAAATTGAGCATAATCTTTTGCATTTTTAACATCATTATCAATACTTTCAGCAAATTGATTATAATCTCGAAGCAATACAGGATTATCAGCAACTAATCTACGAAGAATTGCTTTATCTTTGTGCCAACCATAATGAGCAAAACTACCAACAGTCCATTTACCTTTATCATCTTGATATAGTTTATGACTATACATCATAGCAAGCATTGCAGTATTTTGCATATAATGCTCACCAGAAGATTGCATAGAATAAAGAAAATTACGTGCTCTTTGAATCCATTCTTCCCAATTCTCACCTGACCTACGTTCAAGCATTTCATCTAAATTAACGACATTCATAGATTTAATAATGCCATCAATAAGATTTCTATGACCATCATCATATAATCCGGCAAGAATATAATGAATAGAACCTAAATAATCTTTATGAGCACGTGCCCAATCACTATTATCAAAGAATTCTTTAGCAAATGTTTCACCAAATATATTAGTCCAACCAGTAAGTACGTTAGCAACACCACCAGTATGATTAAAAATCATATATTTAGCAGAAGTAAGATTTTGAAATAAATCAGCAACTTTAGTTAAAATCCTATTACCAGATTTAAATTCACCATAAACAAATCTATTAATATAAGTTTCAAGAAGTTCAATATTCTTACGTTGTTCTTCTTTTTTATATTCAGTATAACCTTCAACAGAATTAGATTTATCTTCACGAAGTTGACCGCTTAAAGGAGCAGTTTTATAAGCTTGATTATCTTTAAGGTCTTGTAATAACAAATAAAGATAAGGTTTAATAGCTTCTTTAGCATTATACTCGATAGCTCTTGCAACAAATGTTTCCATTACGTCTGACATATTGTCATTAGCAAGTTCTATATCAATACGAGCATTTTCCTTTTTAATCTCTTCATTTTGTTTATTAGTAAGTTCTACATATTCTTTATATTCAGCATCAGTTTCATCAGATAATTGAGGACGAATATTAATAAGATTTTTAGTACCTTTACCTTTAAGTTCTGCAAACATATCAAAATCAGCAGGCACATCATATTCATAACCTACTTCATCTTTCCATTTCATACTACGAGCATTTGCAGAAAATCCAGCAGCACCTAAAAGCTCTTTACTTACTTCTTTAACACTAATATCTTTAAGACGTAAACGAGGAATATTATCTTTTCCTACCCAATTAAGCATACGGTCGTTACCAGAATAAGCTCGCATAACACTTTGCAAATAGTTAACCATTTCCTTTTCAGCAGGACTTTGTTTAACATTTGTTGCATATGCAGGATTGCCATTGTAGTTATAACTATATTTATCATATTTAGTATTCTTTTTATCTTCTTTTACTTCAGAAGTAACATTATCGCCAATAGCATCATATTTATAACGAGAACTATCATCAGATCCATCTTTAACATTTAAAGAAGTCCATATAGTAAGAGGTTCATATTTACCTGTATAAGGATTAAAAACATGATTTTCTCTAAACCATTCTTCCCACTTACCTTCTTTACGGGCGGTGTTCATGGCTTTAGTATAATATTCAGTAGGAACAAACTCTATATTATCCTGAATAAATTTAATAGCTTCAGCTCTTTTATTATTTACATATTTTTCATCTTTAGGTTCAAAGTATCCAAAAACATTATCTCCCGGAAGTAATTGATTTTCTTTATTAGTTTTAAGACTACCTTTTTCCCATTTAGCAAAAATCTGGGACCAAAGAACAAGATTATCACCAGTAAGATTAGTAAGAGCCCAATTATATTCTCTATTAAACGCTTCAGTATTATATTTAAAAGTAACAGCATTGGCAAATTTCTTACGCCAACTTTTGTCACTTTCATCTTTAAGTAATTCTTTACGAGAATTAGATAAATCATAAAGTTCAGCTAAACGTTGAACAGTATCTTTACCTAAATCAAATAACTTTTTAGAACTAATATGACCTTGATCATCAACACATTTTTCAAGAATACTATTAATTTCTTGATTATACTTATCTAAAATTTCATCATAAGCATTAGTTTGACGAGTGCCAAGGTCTGCCCAGAATTTAGCATTAACTTGTTTTCTATCAACAGGAACTTCTCTAATAGTAGCAGTTACATGAGGATTATCACTATCCATAGCATATCGACGTTCAAAGTCTTTCTTTAACTGCTCAATAACAGTTTGAGGAATCTTTGTTCCATCAACAATACCATTAGCATCAATAATCTCTGGATGCTTATCTAAATACCATTTATAAGCATTTTTAAACTCATAATTAGCACCAAGATCTTTAAATGCTTGAGAAATCTGTTCACGAAGTTCAGAATCTACACGTCTAATAGTATTAGCTTTAAGCCAATTATAAGCATCTAAATAATTATCATCTTTAAGTCTTTCATCTAAAGTTTCATAAGGATGGTTAGATTCATATTGTTTAACAATATCAAGATAATATTCAAGATTTTCTTCAAAACCTTCAACTATTTCTTTTTCAAAATACTCTTCATTAAGAGTACGCATAGAACTAATATAAGTATTAAGAACAGAAGACTTATGAAGGTCTTCCATGTTCTTCATAGTACCATCTTCATAAACATCACTTCTGAGAAGTCTTAACTTTTTTACAAGTTCATGACGACGTTTAAGTTGTTCGTCAGATAAATCTGCTCTATTAAAATTACCTGTTCCATAAAGTTCATGCATAATATATTTATAACGAACAAAATGTTCAGGTGCATATTTAAGTACATTGGTAAGATAAGCATTTTTACGAGTATAATAATCTTTTTGAATTTTCTGTTCAACATTATCATTATACCACTTATCTCTTTCAAGAAGAGTTCTATAATACTCAACAGAATACTCACCGTAAGTATCACGAGCTTCTTTTACAGCATTATTATATTTTAATTTATCTTCGATAAATTTCTCATTGTAAGGAGTAACAAACTTACCATTACGCCTAACATTATTCCAATCGAAGTTTTTATCTTTAGCAACAATATCAGCTATTTTAGTTCTTATAGCTTTAACACTTTCAGGAATATCTTTCATTCTTACTTTTTCAACTTGAGCTTCAACAAAACGAAGAACAACTTGAATTTGAGAATTATTTAATTCATGAATATCACTAAATACTGAATCAAACCAATCAGCATCACCAAATTGGTCACGCAAATTAACAAGACCTTCTTTAATAACAGGATTACGACTAAATTGAGCAAAAGTAATATCAAATATATTCTTCATTGCAGTAACAACTTTAATATTGTTACGAATGGAGTTTATAGATTTTTTAATAGTATCAAGATTTCTTGCAGTAGCGCTGTCAAGACTTGTAACATCATATCTAAATATCGGGTCAAATGATTTACCAATAGTACGAGCTTCAAGTAAGAAACTTACTAAATCTTGTAATAATTCCTTATCTTCAACAGCACGTTCATAAAGTTCAGGATTATCAATACTTAAACCAGTATCTTGAAAATTATTAATTTCACTATTAATATAATTAGATAAATCACGATAAAGATTTGCAGCACGAGCAAATATTACGTTAGTATTTTCTGCAATACTTTGAGAAGTAAAGTTTTCAATACCATGACTTTTAAATATATCAAGAACTCTTTCAAATTTAGGATTCTTACGAGCTTTACGCTTAATATCATTATAAACTCTTAAAGCTATACGATCAATTTCATTAAGTTTATTTACTTCTGAATTAGCATCATTAAGAGGAATTTCAGTAGTAGTAGCAAATACTTCAGGTTGACCGAGGTGTTCCTCTACGGGGAAACTTCTCTTAACTTCATATAAAGTAGGAGCAAATTGACTTATAGGACTAAATTCATCATAAATAGCTTTTTCGACAGCATTAAGTTTCTTAATATTAGCAGGAGTTCTATTAATAAAAGCGCGAGAAAGAGCTTTCCTACGTCCAATACGTTTAATGGAGAACAATTCTTGTTCCCCCGTAGGGGAAACACCGAGGTCCTGAATAGTAACATCCCCAACATTAGGAAGCATACGACGAACTTCAGCATTCATTGTAGGAATAAGTTTAACAGCTATATTATCTTTTGTATCAGAAAACTCTCTCAATATCCTATTAACAAAATTATATTTATCTTGAGTACCTAATCTTTTAACAAATGCATTAGTATCTGTAACAGCTGTTCCAGTCTTCGGTTGAACTATTCTTCCAGCAATATATTCTCTAACATTATCAACTGTTAAATATTTAGGATTCTCAATAAGGAATTGAGTAACAGAAGTATAATTCTTTGCAGCTTCTTCAATTAAGCCTTCATAATAAGCAGGAATATAATACTTATTATTTTTAGGATTAACACTTACATCATTAATTTCATTAGGATCAAGAGTATTAAGAGGATAATAGAAAAGACCAACACCGGGCTTATATAAACTCTTATATAAAATAGTCGATTTCTTGCCGTTTGGCATTGTTCGTTGTATGCGGATATACTTTTGCACGTCTATATATTCTTTTTCAGAATTAGAAGCATCTGAAGGCTCTAAAGACTGGGTTTCGGCATCCTCAATATCTTGTACCGTTGCATATCCGGTATAATCGAGAAACTCATACCCAAGTTCATTAAAAGGAACTTCAATAATACCATTATTAAAAAGTTTATTAAAACGAGTATCACGTTTAGCGATAGTTACAAGTTTAATAACGTTAGGATTTTGTCTAATAAACTTTTCAAACATATCGTAAGATTGATTATCGCCTTTAAGGAATGTGGCTAAATCAAAAGTAGTAGCAAAATGTTTAGTAGCTTGTCCTACAATATTAGTACCTTTTTGAGCAAGTGATTGTTTAAGGAATTGAGCAGTAATAATCTTACTTATAGAACTTTTCTTAAATTTAAATCCTTCAACAACAAAACTATATTTTAATAAATCATAAGCAGCAAGACGAATAAGAGGATTTTTAGAATAAGCAGCTTGATTGAATTTAGTAAATACATTTTCAATATTCTCTGCTTTATCATTAAAATACATATATTGACCGCTAATACCTTTATCTTTAATTTCAGTACTATTAGAAGTATTAACTTTGATATGTTCAAATACACCTTGATCTCTTGCAAAAGCTGTTTGAATAGCCATCACCTTTTGAACAGGTGTAAGTTTTGCAAATCTGTCAATATCATCTTGGGTAGGTTCAACGAAATTAAAATTAGTTTCGTTAGCAGTTTCATATGCAATTAAACCTCGTATACGAAGCTGTTCTCTGTCCCAACGATTTCTAAATAATTCACCATCTTCTTTAATACGTTTAGCGTCAACAACAAACTGATTGAATTCATTAAGTGTAATAGGTTCATTAATACCTTCACACATATTACAAACAAAATTAACAGCATATTGTTGAAGCTCTCTATATTGATTAGTAGTAAGTTTAGTATGAATTGATTTTTCAAGAGCTTTAATAATTTCAGAAACATAGTCACTTTCAAGTGCAAAAACAAGTTTATTTACTTCAACACTTGTTTTAGTAGCATATCGCATAAATGCTGCAATATAAGGATAGAAACTATTTTCTACATCAATATTACCTTTATCATCTAAAGGATACAATGCGTCAAGAAGATTTCTACCATCTCGCACAGTTAAAGTAGCACCATTAGATAATGGATTTCTATATTCATCAACTCTATCTAATACATCACGAGTAGATTTAATGCTTTGTTTAGCTCCAAATTTATCAGGATTACAACATTGCATATTAGCTTCTATCTTCTTTGTAGTAGAATAAAGTTTATTAAAATCAAGAATATTTTTAATAACAGAACTTAAAGTAGGTTCAGATTTAATATTATTTTCAAGAGTTTGTTGATTAAGAACTACTTTATATTTAATAAATTCTCCAGACGTCATAGGAATTTTAACATCAGAAACTTTATTTAAAGCTTCTATAACCATAGGAATTGGAGTATATTTATTAACAGTAGAACCATCAGCAAGTTTAACTCCAAATTTTATAGCTACATTTTTTAATGCAGTATTAATTTCATTACCATAAGAAGTAACTACTTGAGATTCAAGAGAATTATATGCTTCAACAATAGCTGAAACACCCGGTTGAGCAAGAAATAATTCAGCAGTATAATAATCAATACCTAAATCAATGAGAGTTTTAAAAGTACCAAATGTAAATTTATTCTCATTAAATAAAGAACCAACTTTAACAGCATCAAGAATATGAGCAGTAGTTTGAGAACTATAAGCAGTAATTAATTGACCTACTATATTTCTATTGTTTTTACTATTGCCAAAACGATTATGTGTAACTACATATCCCTCTTTAGTATCTTTTACTTTATCATAAGCACTTTCTATTACGGATAAATTATAATCATCATTTTTAGGATAAATAACAGTTACAGCATCATCTTTACTTAAATATGCTTCACCAACATTACAAATAGAGTTAAAAGTATCTCTATTTACAGAAAAAGCTTTAAGAGTAGCACCTTCTTGAGCTTTTGCTCTATTCTCAATTTGAGATAAAGGATTATAAGGGCTATCAATAATATTTTTACTTGAAATAAGTTTATTTACTTTATTAGCTGCACTACGAAGATCATCATATTTACTACGACCAAGATGTTCTTCCATAGAACTATCATCTGACATAATAGTTTTAAGAGCATCAACCATTTGATTTTCAAGAGCAGCAGTAGTATTTTGTTCTTCTATATTCCAAGTTTTAAACTCTTCATATGTAATATTTTCAGCACCTTCTTCATTAAGTTTATATAAATTATAACGAAGTTTAGTATTATCTTCATCAGTTTTATCGTTATACTCAATTTTAAATAATTCTCCGCTTTTAGTACGTTTGGCTATATTATAACCAATTCCATATACAGAGTCAATATCAAAGTCAGAACCAGTTTGAGTAACCCATTCATCTGGAACAACAATAGTAGAACCATACGCTTCAGGAAGAAACTCTTTAACCTTAATAAGAATAACAGATTGTTTACCTTCAGTAGGAATACGATAAGCAATTTGAAATTGAAGATCATTAGGAAGTTCATCAGCTCGCATACTTTCAGGAATAAGTTTACTCCAACGAGGAAGACGAACTTCCATATATGCTTCTTGAATAACTTCTCCTTTTTCGTTAGTTACAGCGGGATGATAAGCAAGATCATTACTATAACCAACATTAGTAACCTGAGCAGCATGCCAACCGGGAAGCATTTGTCGTGTAATCCCTCTATTAAATATAGCTTGTGCAATATTTTCAAGTTTTACACTAACGTTATTCATCCAGTTTGGCATAAGAGGAGAACCCATTTTATCAGTAGAAAGATATTCCAAGAAATTACTATCTACTCCAAGACGTTGAGCTTCTTCTCTTGCTCTACGATAAATATTTTCAACATTAACTACTCCATGTTTAGATTTAACTGAACCATTAGGATTCATTTCTAATCCAAGATTGCGAATAGTTCTATCAAAACTACGTTTAATTTTAGCAACATATGCTTTTTGGAACTTATTAAAAGCATCTTTAGTCTGTTGAGAACCAGTATTTACATTATCAAAAATCTTTTTACTAATTTGAACAGCAAGTTTATTTTTAGAGTCCCTTATATGGTCAGGAACTTCTTGCTGTTTATAAAGATGATTATAATAATAATTTTCAATACCATAACCATTCTTTAAAGCATTAATAAAATTTTTTCTATTTTTATCAGTAACGTTACCATCATTATCCCAGTATTCTAAAATATTTCGTTTAGCAGCTTTATCAGTTTCAACAGTATTAATTTGGTCAATATCATTATCAACCATTATGTTATATAATTCTTTAAGAGAACTATTTTCAGGTAAAAGTTTAGGAATTAAAACAAATTCTGCGTTCTTAATTTGACGAGGTTTAATAAGACCATCAACAGGGTCAAATATTTGGTCATAATAAAAGTTCTTTTGAACTTGTATCAAACCAGTAACATCATCATAATTAATATCTTCAGCTTTAATATTAGGATCAATTAATTGTTTAATAAGATTTTCATACTTATCATAAGTACCATCTAAAATTCTACGACGAATAAATTCATCAAGAGTAATATAAGATTGAGCGTCATTAGCAGTAGTTTTATCTGCAAAACCATCAATAATATTTTGAATTCTTTGTAAAGCAGCAGCTTTTTCTTCATCAGTATTAGCATTAGCCATAAAAATACGTTCAAGATATTTACGCATATCCACAATATGTTTACTTGGACGAATAGTATTTTTAATAGTTATAGCTTTAAAACCATTACGAAGATTAAGAACATCAAATTCGGCAGTGTTTCCTTTACGGGGGAACTGTATTTTACCAGTTATGCTAATACTATCTCCAATAGCTCTATCGAAATTATTACCTCCATAGATTTCTCCACCAGCTTGAATCTCTTTATTACGCTTAAATAAATCTTGAGGGTCTTTATAATATTTAGCATTACCTTCAAATATATCATCAAAAGCCATATAAGCTAATGATTGATTGAAAATCAAATCTTCAACTTCTCTATCATTAAACTTACTATTAACGATATTACTTATAGGCTTAACATAATTAATAGCTTGATTAGATACATGTTTTACCCATTGGTCAACAATATCTTCCAATGCAGTTCTATGTTCATCAGTAAGATTAAGTTTATAAGTACCAGATGTTTCATCAAAACTATAAATGGAGTTCACTTCTGTTCCCCCGTAGAGGAAAGCAAACCTCTTATCATTAGACAATAAAGAATTAACATCAAAATCAGTAGTTGCATAAAGTTTATAATACTTGAATGCGTTACCAACAAGTTCACCATTATCATCGAAAATAGTATCACCTTTACGATAATATCTATCAGATAATTGCATAACATCTTTATTGAAATTAGCATAAGTTTTACCATTTCTACGTTCAAAATTAGAAAGAACAGAAAGAGCTTTAAAACCTGCTTCCATTTCAGCAATAAGCTGATTATAAACTAATTTATAATAAGTAGAATTACGATTAATATTTCTATTAACAATATCATTTCGAATACCATATTCAAGAAGTCTATTGTCAATTTCAGTAGTAACATCGGTAGGTAATTGAGTTCCATTAGCTTCAATGCCTGTTCTGACAACATTAATAAATTTACCTGTTGCAGTACGAGTTGCTTTAAATTTTACAGTAGCAGAATTACCAGTAGCTTTATCTGTATATGTAAATTTAATTTCAACAGCATTATTATCAAGTTTAGTAATTTTATAATTATTATTTTGAATTTCGGTAGGAGAATTAGTAATTAAATCCATGATAAAATCAAGCGCAACATTATTTGTGCTTTTAGTATCTAATTTAGCATTATAAGTTACATTTTTATCATAGAATTTTTTCTTATATTTGTCAAATGATTCATCATCAACTTGAAGAAGATCAGAAATACTATATTTAGGTGCACGGAAAATATAATTTTTAGGTGCATCAGAAGGAGTACGAGCAATATAACCAGCTACACTAAAAGGAAGAGATTTTTCATTATAACGAGAAATAGGTTGATTAAATGCAGTAAGCATAGCTACTAAATAGTCAGCAGTACTCATACTTGCATAACTTGATGCTTTACCAGTATCAGTATTTTGCATACCAGCATATAAATAAGCATCTAAAATATCTTTAGCATAATCATTAACAACAAAAGTACTGTCACCTGTCTTTCTAAACATACCATACGATAACTGATTACCAGCTTCATCAAATTGGTCAAATAATATATGATTAGAATGAGTAGCAGGCGATTTAATATAAAATTCACCTAATGTACGAAGACCAGCAAAACTATCTTCTTTATTGCCATACTGAATTCGTTCAACAATAGAAGTAATCCAATTTGCATTAATAATATCGGAACCAATATTACCTTCAGCATTTCTACTGTTTAATTCATTCTTTACGTCAATAAAAGGAGTAAGAATTTTAACAATCTTATCTAAAGCATTAGAAAAGTTTCCACTAAAATAATCTTCAATAGTAGGAGTTTCAGATTTATTTTTAAACGCATTAACACGCGCTTCATCATAACGCTGAACAACATCTTCTCCTTGTTGTAATAAGTCAATAAGATTATTTACAAGATTTCTATAATTAGCAATCTTATCACCATAATTTAAATAAGAATCAATATCTTGTTGAGAAATATTAGGAAGATATACAGCAAATACATTTTTAATTTTTTCATTAGCTGAAGCTAAATTATTATCATAAGCAAAGCCTTCTTTAGCTTTATTAGCACTATCAATATTATATAAAGCACTATTAATCATGCTTATATGATATTGAAGACTTTCGTCTTGAATACTAAACTTCAATCTATTATAACTGTCATAGAATACAGAAGTTTCAGGATTAACAACACGATTACTTTGGTCTATATTAATCTCACTACCTGTAACACTAATAATAGCTTTTTTAATTTTAGGTTTATTAAGTTGAGTATAAATTTTATTAGAAAAATTAGAATTGTTTTTAAGAATATCATAAAGATTAATTAAACCAGCTTTACTTCTATCTTTATAAGCAATATCCTTAATAGACTCAACAAAATTATCAATAGATGATTTATCAGCTTTATTTATTAAAGTCTGCATAACCTCTCGATAATTCATACGAGTAGGTACACCTAAAGGATTATTAATATCAATAATTCGAGAATCAGCAGATTCTAAATTAACAATACTATTAAAAAGATATTTAACATCATCGCTTACAATTTTATCAAAACTACCTTTGATAGCATTATCGCGACCAAATTCGCGCATCATATTATCAACAGCATCGCTATCAGAATTGACTAATTGTAAATCCTCTTCATCACTTGCAATAACTTCCTCATAATTTTCAGTTCCATCAAATACAGATTTATTTACAACTCCATCTAATTTAGAAGCACTAAATACATAATCCATAAAATCTTGAACATTACCTCTAATGTTACGAATAAGTTGAGTAAAGTTCTGTTGACGAGAATTACCATAATGACGAACAAGACTATAATCTAAAGCATAAACAAGCATTTTAGCTTTATTTCTTTCTTCAGCAGTTTTAGTGTTATCACGAGCAGTATCAATCAATTCTGCTCTACGTTTAAGATATCCATCTCTTTTAGAAGCATAAGCAGGACTATTAACAATATCAATAATCATAGATTGATACTTTTTAGTAAGGTCTGTTCGTATAGGAACATAAAAATCCGACCTTGAACGAAATTCAGTATTACCATTTCGTACAAGATCGGACACAATATCTGCTACATAATTACGCGCAGTTACAGCTGCATAACTGTCACTAAATCCGTATAACGGAGTGCCAGCTTTGCCGCTCACATAATTAGATACAGCAGGAAACTTAATATTATAGAAACTACGAAGAAGCCGTTTCAACGTATTTCCATTAATACCTTCAAGCCCTTTTTCTTCATATTCTTTATTAGCTATTTCATCTTTCTTAACATAGTCAAGAAATTCTTGATTATTATCAAGAAACATAGCCATAATACGGGCTTTTTTAAAATCTCCTTGTGCAACGTCATCAATATGAGCTGCAATTTTAGGACTTAAATTAAGTCCAAATTCAATACAAGACATAATTGTTAGTTTATAAGTTTCACCAATACAAACATTAACTGTTCGTCTTAATTAGTTAATAAAAATATTATAGGAAAAGCTCAATTAGAGCCTTTCCTATAACATATAAAGAACGTGCGGAATAAGAGTATTAACAACGGAAATTAATGCCGCCATTTCGAACAAAATCGGCTATTCCGGGCCTTTCCCGTTCATCGTAAGTATCTATTAGTGATTTAATAGAACTTACATTATTAACATTATCGCTATCAATTTCAGTAGTAAAATCACCTTTTGTAGTAGGTATATCAAACAAATCTAAATCATCATCAAATTCAGTTTGTTGTTCAATATTTTCTTTTGTAGCAATTTCAATAGCATCTTCTTCAATATCAATAGGCTCTTCTGTTTGTTCAGTAGAATCTTCATTAGCAACTTCTTCTTTATTGACAAGAGTAACATCATTAGTATCTGCAAGTTCTGCAATATTATTACCAAGTAATCTATATTCTCTTGCCAATATACTATTATTTTCAACATTATCAAAATTTATTCCAAATAATTTTAGAACAGCATCAATAAGTCTTTGGAAAATAGACTTTTCTCCACTCTCAATATTACTATCTCCACGAGTAGATTTAAGTTCATTCATAGCATTAAAAATAGCCTGTTGAGAAAGACTTTCAACTAACCATTCTTCAGCAAATAGTTGTTTAAGCTCTTGTTCATTAAGACTATCTCTTAACTTTTTAGGAAGATTATTAATATAATTATTAACAGTAAAATTATTCTTTTCAATCCATTCAATAATGGATTTATATTTATCAGGTTCAGCATTAATTTTTTCTACAAACTCATCGTAAATATCAATAAGTTCATTAGTAATATCAGCACGTTTTCTATAACCACTTTCTTCAAAGTATTTATGAAATTGTTCGTGCATAAGAATAGTAACAGCTCTACGAGGATTTATATTTGATTCAGAAATAAATCCATTGAAAACACTAATACGACCAGTGTTAGCATTATAAGCTCCTCGCGCATTAGCTGGACCAGTTCTACGATAATAAATCTCTTTAGGTATAAGATTATTAATTCTTAATTGTTTAATAAGTTCATCGGAAACATTTAAACGTTTAAGAACTTTATCAGTATCATAAGCAGTATTAGGATTAGGATTACTAAATAGTTCAAGTGGAACTACAATAGGTTGGGTGTGTTCCTCTACGGGGGAACTCCCCTTTTCTATTTTAACATAAAAACGTTCACCATCTCTCTGGAAATAATTACCTCCTTCATCAACACTTTGATAAGTATTAAAAATATTATTTTTAATAGCAAAATCAGTAAAACTATTATAATCTAATTTTACACCACCAAGGTCAATATTTAAAGCAGTACCATTTTTAGTAATATAATATGTTGGTTTAGTACCATTTTCAAATTGTCTAAATCCAAGATAAGTTCTATTAAAACGAGTATTAGAAAGAATATTATCAACAAGATTCGCTATTGCAGCTTCATTATCTTTAAAAATACTAAATGATTTACCAACTCCTTTATTGTAAACTGTAATACCAGTTCCATTTTGAGTAGTACCGTTACGATAACGATAAGCAACAAATAAGTATTCGTTAGTACCTTTTTTCTTTAAAGCGATAGCATTGTTACCACTTTTAGTAGGACCATAAACTATATCAAATCCAGTAAATAAATTATTATGACTATAATCTTTACCTTTACCTCCAAATAAATCTTTAATCTTACGAACAAGTTCGTCAAAGTTTTTACCTTCTAATCTATCTTTAAGAATATTAGTAAGTTCTTGACGAAGACCATCAGCAAGTTTACTATTCTTATCAATAAGATTAAAATTAGGTTCAGATAAAGCATATACAGGATGTTCACCATCACGAATAAGTAAACCAATAGTACCAGTTCTTAATCCATTAGCTGGAAAAGTTTCAGTTCCACCTTCAACTTGAACAGTACCACCATCAATAATAGCTATCATAGGATTATGAGTAGCACTAAAATGCAAACTTCTATTAGAAATACCTTTAGGAGTATTAGAAGTTATAGCTTTTCCTCCATCAAGATTTTGAATAATAAAACGTATAGGTTCATCAGTTTCAATAGAATTTTGAATATCATATGTTTCCATATAATTATCATAAACACTATTAATCCAATTATGTAAACTTAAACGTTTATCTTCAATAGTAAAAGCATTTTTATCTTTTGTAAACAGTTTACCTAACTGTTCTAAAATATAAGTAGCTTTATTATTAAGATTATCACCTATTTCAGCAGGAAATTTAATTCCACCATCTGCAATAAGTTTACTTATTAAGTCGTTATTAAGAACACTATCTGCAACAATGCTTGTAGATACTTCTCCATATTTTAATGGATTAGTTACTCCACTTGTAGTATTGGCAAGATAATTATAAAGAAGTTCTCGTAATGTAATACCACCTTCTTTAACACCAGCTTCACTTCCAGTAAGAATAGCTTCAAATACTTCATCAAAATTAGAAGTATAAGAACCATTATTATTTTTAGTAATAGTATAACTTAAACCTGTAGTTTTATAATCTCTTACAGTAGAACCATTATTGATAACTTCTACTTTAGACAATAAACCAATAGGAGTACTAATTTTATCTTTATATAATAAAATACTATTTCCATTAACTCTTGCTTGAAGTACGTCACCATCTTCTAAAGAAGAAAGAATAGTTTGTTTTTCAGCATCAGCTAATCTTCTAAAGTCATTAGAAGCAGATACAGTAATGTTTGAACCTGCATTATCGTAAACAGTTTTATTTTCAATAAGTTCATTAAGATATTTATTAGCTCTATCAAGTTTAGCAGTTAATGCTTTAAGATTAGCAAAACCTTTATAAGCATTTCCGCTATTAATAAATTTATAAGGAGAATTAAATCTTGAATCTTTAGAATTTTCAATATAAGTAGCAAGATTCATATAAATAAATCGAGCATCATCAAAACTTATATCTTTATTATTTAAAAGATTAGAGAAAATATGATCAATATTTATATAAGATTTACCATTTTTATTAACAGGAATATCATTAGTTTTAATAAACTCTTTAAGAAAATCTTCAATAACTTTACGGTCTTGAATACCATCAATAGAAGTTGTTAAAGCAAATGTAGTACGATTTCGATTCTTTTCAATAAAACGAAGAGCTTCTTCGATAGCACCATTAACAACTCTTTCGTAAACATCAGAATCTACATTATAATCTTTAATCTTATTATCTAATTTTTCACGAATAAAACGATATTCTTCACTTTCAGGATTAATTCCATCTTTAATAAGTTTATCGAATATATTCTTATATTTTTTATAGTTATGAACAATAATGCTACGAATAGTATAAATAGTAGGAACTTCTCCAAATTCAGCAGTATATTCAGCATCAATATCTTCAATAACTTTAGCTTCAGTAGGGGAAGGTTCAATAGGAGTTTCTACTTCAACTGGAGGAACATCAACAAGGAGTTCTTGTCCGCTATCATCTGTTATTACTTCTTCCCCCGTAGAGGAAGCATCCCCGGCCTCATCAGTATTTGTTGTATCTTTAGCAACTTCTTCTGGAGCAGGTTCAGGAACAATAGCTTTTTCAGTTTCAACAGGTTCTCCATTTACTTCAGCAGTATTTGCAATAATTTCATCAGTTCTACGTTTATTCTTTAAATCAGCTTCTAACATAGCATGCCATGTGCGACCACTGTGAAAGCCAATATTAAGAGTTTCGATTTCCTTTTGTAAACCATTGAAAATACCACCATTATTTCGTAAATCGAAAAGAATATCATTATCAGACCTTTCATCTACATATTTTAACATTCTTTCTTTTACTTTATCATAAGCAGAAGTAATCTGTTTTTTAACAGCTTTATCAATAGTAAAACCAATCTCATTATATCGGTCTTGTATTTCTGCATCAGTTTGATTAAGAAGAGCATCTCTCAAGCCAGCAGCAATGTCAAGATCGTTTTTACGACTAATAAGATTATTTAAAGCCTCACGAGTTTCAATTTTATTAGAAAGGTATTCTTTAGCAATATCAACAACTTCTCGTCCTTTTATTTCATTTCCAAGAGCAGTACGTTCTGCAATTTGAGAAGCAACATAAGGAATCTTTTTAAGTTCTTCAATATAGTAATTAAAACTTTTATCAGCATTGTCCATAATGGCAATGCGTTCAGTAATATTATTATTTGAAGGATTAAAATCAAGTTGTTCAACTTTCTCAAGAATCTGTTCTATTTTATCATATTCAGCTTGAGCAGTATAATCGAAATTATCAGTATTTACATTATCAATTTCAACAGCTACATCATTAGCTGCATTACGCAGAGCTTCACTACGAAAACGATTACGAGTACGTTCACGAGCTACAATAGCAGTTATATTTTCATTATCTCCATTAACAGTATTTGCTACTTTCCAGAGTTCATTATAATATTTATTTTTAACATCTTCAACTCTATTAAGAATAGCTTTATCTAATTGTTCATTATCTTTAAAATTCTCATTAATATATCTGTTGAGATAAGGACTTTTAAGATATTCTGTAAGTAACTCTTCATTTCCTATTTCAACAGCAGACATTGTAAGATCAGTTACAAAGTCATTAATAAGCATTTCTTTGATAATAGCTTTATCAGCAACAGGATCTAATTGACCATATATTTCAGAAGATTGATTTTTATAATTAGTAACGTCCTTAACTGTTTTTTCAGCATAAGGATTACGTCCATCATTTTCAAGAACATTAAGGTCATTAAGCAATTCGTTAAACTTAACTTCACGACCTTCAATTTCTTGTTCTCTTAACTTTTCAAAAGTAAGTTTTTCAGGAATTATTTCATTTTTATCTTTAGCTTGTTGTTTTTCCCAAGCATTAACTACTTTATTCTTAATTCCTCCAGCAGCTTGACCGATAGTTTGGAAACCAATACCACCAATATATCCCCAAAATGCTTGTTCCCATATTTCGGGGTCAGAAAGATAAGAACCTAAATCACGAGTTTTGTATTTGGGATCAAAAATCTTTTCAGCATATTCTTTACCTTTTTCAGTCTGAATACCTTGCCAACCTTCTTCAAAACCTTCAGAAAGTTCAGCATAAAGAGGACTATCTAATTTCTTTAAAGATTGTCCAATTTGCCAAAGTTTACCATATTTTTTACCAGCTTCTTTAGCACCATCAGCTGTAAGACTTGCAACAGAACTTAAATTCTTTGCACGAAGAGCAGAACTTGCAGCAGTTTTACCAACACCTCTATAAAGATTTGTAAGATTCTTTAATTGAAAAGCATCTAATGCTAAAAGCCACATATCATTAGTAAAAGTTTCTCCAGCTGATTCAGAAGCAATAGCTTGTGCAACTTCATCGTCTGTTAAACCTTGCCAATCTGGACGACGAGAAAGAATACTTTCTTTCTGTTTTTCATCCATATTAGCCCAACGTTCTTTAGCGCTATCATAAACTTCTTGATAAACTCCACGAGCTTCTTGATAATTTTCAGCAGTACGCATAAGTAAAGCATCAGCTCCAAGTCTACCATATTTTTCTATAATAGCTCCATTAAGAACAGGGTTAGTAGTAAATTTAGTATTTTTAGGTAATTTAGCGAGTGCTTTACCTATACCATATTTACCACGAGTAGCATATTTTAAACCTTTATTTAATTTAGTAACTTTTCCTAATGCACCAGCCGCACCGGTAATACCGCGAGCTGGAATAGCTAAAGATAAAGTAGAAGCAATAGTTGTAAGACCATTAATCCACCAACCAGAATCACCAAAGTTAAAAGTAGCATTTGGATCTTCTTCATATACTTCTAATCTTTCTCTAATAGAATTTTGTGCATTTTCAAGAGCTTCACTTACAGGATTAGTATAATCATTATAGCCTTCATTAGCAATAACATTATATACAGAATCAAATATATCACTAAAACCTCGAAGAGAACCTAAAACTATTTCATTAGTAACAACTTGTCCAACACCTCGACCTACTTGTTCAAGCAAACCTTGATTTTTAGCACGTTGTTTATCTGCTTCTTTAAGATCACTATTAACATTTAAATGTACATCATAATCAAGATACTTATTATAAGTTTCACTATCAATAGATTTTGGAGTACGAGCAATAGCATCTTTATTAAGACCAGAGTAAGCAAGAGGATCTTTTTCTACATTTGCAGAAGTAGGGACTTGCACTGACGCAAGTCCCTTATCACTCTTCAAATTATTAATTTCTTCACTACTTAACGGTTTCATTGTTTTGGAAATATTGTGCTATATAAGCATTAATATAACTATTTCTCATCCCTTCTGACATACCGGTAGCATCAAGTAAATCTCTATAAGCAGCAACAGCAGCTAATTGTTGTTCTTCTGTTTGTAAAAGACCACTACGAGCAGCAGCGTCAAAAGTTTTCCAAGTAGAAGCTTTATTAACAAAATTGTGGTCTAATCCACTATTAATAGGAGATTCAATATCACTTGCTTCATAAATAGCATATTTGTTTTTATCTTCAGGATCAGTACCTATGACAAAGTTTTGACCAATAATGGGAACATCAAATGCTACATTTTTATAAAATAATAATTCAGACGTTTGAACAGCAGCAGCTTCTAAACTATTATTATAAGCATTAAATGAAGGATCATTAATACCATCAACAACAACAAACCCTAAATTAACTTTAGTATCTTTAAGAGAACTTTTAAGTTTTGCAAAGCCACTTCTTGCAGCAGTAGCATTTTTGCTATCGTCTGGTAACAAAGTAAGTAAAGGATTGTTGCCTAAAATAGTTGGTATATGCACTTGTTTATCTGCAATAATTTTATTATCTCCAATACCATTTATTGCAGAATCTAACCATCTACGTTCTTCATCAGTAGGAATACGATAACGTCCAGTAGAATAGCCATCTTTATCTAATTCAGTAACATATATCTTTTTATTATTAAGTGCTCCGGGAATACGAAGATGAGAAATATACTTATTTTGTTCATCTTCTGAAAGTTTAGAATAAAAAGTAATTTCTTTACTATCAGAAGAACCACTTATATGTTGTTTTAATTCCCAATCACGAGGATTAACTCCAAGATTTATACTAACAGGAACTTCTTTAGTATTATTTTCAAATACTTCACTACTATCTTTAGTAAGTTTTTTCATTTGCAATTTAAATACATCAGCCCAATCATTAGGAGTTAATGTAGAAGTAATATTAATAGTAGGATCAACCATACCTCTAATAAGTTGTCCAACAGTAGTAGCAGATTGTCCCATAGCATTCATCCAAGCATTTCTATCATAACTTAAATCTTCTACTGAACTTTTATCTGCTCCGAGTCTAACAACTCTCATTTTTGTATCACCACCAATTTTACCTCTAAAAGCATTCCAAGCACGAGTTAAAGTGCCTTTTTCTTCATAAGAATTACCGGCAGCAATCATAAAGTTTGAAAGACCATCTGACATTTCTTTAGGAATAGTAACACGAACTCTACCATCAGGAAGATTAGATTGTTCGATACCATATTTCCCTAAAACTTCTCTACCACCAAGATTTGAAACAAAAACATCAAACATACGTTTATCAGCCAAATCAACACCAATATAGTTTCCATCACCATACATAGCATTAACTATATTAGCATTTTCTTGTTTAAATCTTTTAGTAGCATCATCATCATTTTCATTTATAGGACTAATAGAACCACTCTGAATTTCTTGTAAAAACTTATATGCAGAACGAGCTTCTTGAGAAACACCAGAAGTAACTTGTTGTAAAGTAAGTCTATCAGCAGCAGTAGCTTCATTAACAGCAGCATACGCTTTAAGTATATCATCTTTTTCAAATTCACCAAGAGATGTTTTATTGAGTAAACTACTAACATCGTCAAGTGACATATCAGGAGTGACAAAAAGATTTAAATCTTTATATTTGTCATTAACAATATCATTAAATTTAGCATAAGCTGCTCTATATCTTGTTAATGTTTCAGGATTAGGAGTAGCATCAATTGTTACTAATGGACCAGAAACATCAGTTGTAGGAGGAACAGCAGCATTTTGCATTGTACTACCAGTTCCTTTAGCAGCAGCTTTAGCTTTAATAGTCCAAAGACTATTAAGTAAACCATCATTATAATCGTTTTTACTTACAAAGTTATTATATTTCTTTGCAGCAATAAAAGGATCAATCTTATCTTGAACATATTCGTCAAAGGTTTTAAGTACACCTTTTCCATTATATGCATCAGTAAAAATATCAGGATTTTGTTCATGCTTCCATTTATCAATTTTAAAGTCTTGTTCAAGACTTGCTTTGATAGCAGGATTAGCATCCATTGCTGCTTTAACAGCAGCTTGAAGTTTATCAGCACCAAGTTTCTCATAAGAATTAGTAACAGTGTTAAGTCTTACTAATTGTGCTCCGGGAGTATAAGTTTTAGAAGTCCTATTAGTAGTAGGATCTAAAAACATAGTATTTTGATAACTACCAGAATCAGGAGAAACATATTTAAGTGCAGCAGTATATACATCATTCAAATCAATTTGACTAACAGGTCTTTCATTAGGTTCCCATTTAGTACCACCAACTATTTTACCATTATCATCAGTAATATCTCGATAATTATATTTAGTACGAGCACGATAATAATTCTTATAATCTTCAGATATATCTGTACGTTTATTTAAATTATTAATATAAGTCTTATAATCTTGTTGTGCTCGAAGTCTACCAAGAAGAGCAGGGTCGGAAAATATATCTCCTTGTGCTCTAACCAAATCATCTACTGCACCAGCAGCGTTACCATATTTAGTATTTTCACTTAATGTAGCTCTAATACCATCAATCTTTTGTTGACGCCAAGCATCTTCGGCTTCGTTAAGGTCGAGTTTAGCCATTTCAGTTTTAAGAGCAGATTCAAATTGAACAGCTCTTTGATGACCTTGCTCTAATTCACGATATGTATTACCGAAAGTATCAATGTCAATAGGAGTGACATTACTTCTATGAATAGGATTAAACATTTTCATATTAGTATATTATTTTCTTTTACGTTTAGCGTTTTGTTTTTCTTTTCTTGTACGTTGACGCGCTTGTTTATGCGTTTCACCATCACGAACATAATAATCAGCTTGCAAACCATTATCTCGAAGAATTTGAGCAGTAACATTAGGATTTGCAGTAGATAACATAGCTAAAGTATTATTAGCGTTTTTACGTATTTCAATTCTACCAATAAGATCTTGAATTCCACTATTAAGACCTTCAAGTGTTGCAGTAGTATTTTCAGAAAGCATTTCTCGTTTCTTATTCTCAAAATCAGCTTTACCAGTAGCCCAACGATTATATTGTTCAACATTACGAGCACGAACAGCTTGTTGATTCATCTTATCTTGATTAATAAGTTGAGTTTCAGCGTTCTCTTTAGCACCATAAAGTTCATTACTTTGTAAAAGTGCATCAACCGATGCTCTTCCTTTACGGGCGAGCGCCACCCGACTACTTGCAGTATTGGCATCTACATCTCTGTAATAACGATTAACAGTTTCTCGAAGTTTATCAATTTGAGGGTTAATATTAATTCGAGTCTTCAATTTAGCAGCAGCAACAGGAGTAGGAGTTTTACTATATCGCATACCTTTTATAGTTCTACGATTACTAATACCACTTGCTAATGAACCAATAGTATTTGCACCAAGACCAATATAATCAGTAGGAGTTATAGCTTTAAAAGCAGGAGTTTCATGTTCCCAATCTTTAGTAGGAATTGCTTTTTGTTCATATTGAACGGGAGTAACTTTAAAACCAAGTTGTTCATCAATAGCTTTACGTTTATCCTCATTAATAATAGGATCATAACGTTCAAAGCCATCACTTCCCAAAGCAGCTTTTTGTCGTTCCCCCGTAGAGGAAGACACACGAATAAGTCGTTTATTACCACCAATAGTAACCTCTACAAGTTTATGTTTAGAAGTTTTTCCTCCCATTTCTTTTTTATCTTTTTTAAGTTCAGGATATTTACTATAAACTTTACTTTTAACATCAGACCTACCATGCAATCCAGCAAGTCTTAAAGCATCAATAGCATCAGCCTTTGTTGGAATAGGATAACTTCTACCTCCTCCAGCAAAATCTTTATTATCAACTTTAGGATAAGGTTTTTTAGAAGAACCGTAATCCTTTTCTCTACTCAAACCTCCATTACGAAATTTCGTAGTGCCGTCATCATTAAGTTTATTTCTGTTTTTAAACTCTTCTTGAGCATTAAAAACATCATTAGGATTGTCGCCACCAAGAACTTTCTCGGCAGGACTTTGCCCATTTAAAATAGGCTGTGCACTAAAGACTTTAACTCCATCTTTAGAGAGGTGCATTATTTCACCATCTTCTACCTCAAGGCCACGTTTAGGATCAGCACCAATATCAATACCACCTTGCTCGTGCTTGCGACCTTTCATAAAATAATAATTCTTACCCAAAGGAATAGCTTTACCTCCAGCTTGAATTTTAGGTTTAAGACTTTTTTTAGCCATTGTAAAAATATTATATAAAAATTTGTATTTCCGGCCTTCTGTTTAATTCATATACATAGGCTTTACATTCGTTTACCTTAATATGTAATATGCAAAGAATAGCCTGTAAATACTTTTTATTTACGTTTTGTTCGTTTACGACCACCGCAACGGTAAATATCGGTGCGGTTCTTATAAACATCATTAGTAGGATTAGCATTATTAACAATATTGCCATCTACAATCTGTTCTCCATTTCCAGCATTTTGTTGATAATCAGGTTTTTGAATACCAACTTTAGGAGCACTACTACTAAATCCAACAGCTTTCTTAACTTGTTTAGGAGCGGCACTACTTTGAAATAAAGAACCTACAAGACTTCCAACACCTCCAGCAGCTGAACCAATTTCAGCACCAATAGCAGCTTTTCTACGACATCCAAGTCGAGCAGTTGAAGAAGTAAGATATTTATTACCAGCATTTGCAGGAATAGTAGATTGTGCAGTATTACTATCTATGATACGTTTATTTTTAGCATCTTGAGCTAACTTATTATTTTGTAAATTAGTTGCTCTACTTGTATTAATTTGAGGATTAATAGTATTATAATTTCCAGTAGAAGCGTTAATGCCATTTTGAATACCAGCAGAAAGACCATTAATTAAGTTTTCAGTATCAGTTTTATTCCATTTAGCACCAGAATCAGTACCAAGTTCTGCTTTCTTTCTTCCGCCACAACGATAAATACGATTTACGCTTTTCTTTTTACTTTTAACTCTATCAGTATATCCACCCATTTTTAAAGTAATCTTTTTTTGATAATCTTCAACATAACTTTGGTCAGCAATTCCAGAGCTTCTTGCTTGAGCATCTGCATAAGTATCTTGTTTATTTTGTTCAGCTTGTTGTTGTTTAAGCATTGCTCTTTCTTGTCTACGTTTTTTAGCACCACCAATTAAAGAACCTGCAATACCAGCAACAGCACCAATAGCTGCTCCAATAAAAGCTTTTTTACGTTTAACTACAACTTTTTTCATAATTTACGATTTTTAACTACGCTACCATCAAGTTCTTCAAATTCAATACGAAGATGGTCAGTATTATTAAATATAAATCTTATAACAAAATAATTGCCATAAAGCCTTGTATAAATATCTTTAGCAGTAGGATTTGGTTTATTAATATCATTACGGAAATAATTAAAGTTCCAATTACCTAATTCAAACCAAGGTTTTTTATAATCACCGGGATTATAAACATTAACTGAAACATCAAGATTTCCACTATCACACATATCATTAAATATACGAATAATATCTCCTGCATATGGGACTTGCATATCCTCTACGGGGGAAAGAGTAAAATCTCTATTTTCATCCTTGATTTTACGAAGATTATATTTAATAAATTCAAGTAGTTTAATAACTTGATATTCATTATTTATAATTACAGAAATATAAGATTTACAAGTATTATCATTAACTTTAAATTGTTCAGAAGCACAATTATTATTAATCATAACATCTGGATTCCAACAATATAAATGGGATTCGTCATGAACACCTAAATGTTCAATAAAAGTATATAAATTAACTTTTTTAGTAGGATCAATCCATCCATCAGGATGAAGCATATATGGAACAGTTTTAGTATTAAAAGCATCAGTAAAATAATAATCATGCAGGCTAATAAAAGCTCCAGCATCATAATGATAACTCAAAACTTCACTAAATTTTTCTTTAAGAGAAGGATGACAATCAAATTTAATTAAAAGACGATTATTAAACTTATCATTACAGAATCTAATATTAGTAGGTTTATATTTACTCAGCCAATGAACAATGTTAGCGTCTATAAGTTTTAATTGTCCATTATCAAATTGATATAAATGATTAAAATCATTATTATAAAATATATAACCAAATTGATCTACAACAAAACTTCTATCGTCTTGTAAACCACCATAACCATGATCTGAAGTAAATACTTCTGTATAATCTACATCAAAAGCATCAGGTTGTGAAAGTTGAATATTTTTATCTTCTGTTTTAAGAGTAGCATCTTGATTAAACATAAATAAACTATGTTCCGTATGAACAAGAAGATAAGTACCAATACCTACAAGATTTGTAATAACACCTTTATTTTCAGTAATATTTTTATAACCTTCAACAGGAAATGTTCGCCAAGCATTAACGCGAGTTTCATCTTGAATAACGTTACTGCGACGAACAGTTTTATTAAATTCTTCAACAGATAATATATCTTCTCTGTAATTACTATAAGTCTTTACATTGAAATCATCTTTAGAACCTTGAGGATTAGAAAATAAATCAATACTATTTTTAGGTTCTACAATACTTCCAGCCCAATAAGATTTATTACTTTCATTAGATTCTCCAGAAATACCAACAATAGGAAATTCATAAGGTTGAGGAGCATTATTGAATTTTTTACTTTCATAAAAATATGTATCATAAACAGGAAATTGAACATAATTAAGAATAGGAATATTACCTTCGTAAATATGTTCATTTTGATTAAGTTTTTTAGGATAATAATCTACTGCAGAACCTCTACGTCTACGAGCAGTATAATCAGAAGTATTAAAATATAAACCGGGATTCTCGTAGACAATAACACCGTCATATGTTATAAAACCATTAGCGTTGATATAAACGTCAGTAGGATCATCAAGATACATTATATCAGTCAACTTAATAAGTGACTTATTTTTAGACATATATAAATTTTTAGTATGATTATATACAGTAGCTATATAAACAGTAATAACTTTATCTTCATCTGTATAACCATTGTTGTTATCAAACAAATGATCAATAGAGTCTATCATAAGTCCACTACCAACTCCTGCTCTATTTTCTTTAACAGAATCAGCTACTACAAGAGAATAATTAGGCATAGCATAAACTTTATTAATAATGCTATCTTTAGTCATTTGTAATAAAGCTTTATTATAATCATAACAATAAGTAGTACAAATATTTCTAAATTGCCTATCGTAATTTGCTATTTCTGGAGTAAAAATATCACCATTCTCTCCAGTATGCGTAACTTGAATAAGTTCAGTTTTTAAAATATTATAATTTAATTGTAATGAATCAGAAATATCAAATTTACTTGAATATAGAAACATATTAGAACTATCTTCTTGATTTGCTGTACCAAGTTTAGTAACTTCTGAACCGACAGTTACACCACCCATAGTTCTAAAATCACAACGAGTTAAAAAACCAGTAACTTTTGCAAGAGATTCAAATTTTTCATAACTAATAAAATACCCTACATAGTTTTCAGGTAATTTCATAAGTGTAACATCAAGTCCGTATATTACAAGACTATTAGTTTGTTGATATTTTTTATCAGGTATTCTAAATAACCGTTCTCCATTGTTATTAATATAAATACCGAAATTACTATCAGTTCCAGTATTATAACATTGGAAAGGTTCTAAATAATTATAATTAGAATCAGAAAGTATTTTACCGTATTCAGCAATTAAAGAATTTTTTAAATTAACAGAACTCATAGCGAGTTCTCCACTTAAAACATTATTATTCAATGAAGTAAATACTCTATATGAACCACCTTCACTTATTACATCATATACTTGCTTCATAGTAACACCTTCTGGTATAGCAGCATAACAAATAGGTTTTGTAGCATCATAATAATTATAAAACTTTAATGGAAAATATGTACCAGTTTCTTTAGATTCTCCACTAATAGTAATATAAGTTTCATTACTTAATCTGTAACCATTAGTAACATGACCGTATTTATCTACAAAATGTATAAATAAATTATAAACTTCTCCCGGAATCAAAGTTGTATTTGTTCTACGAGCATCAAAATTATTATTAGGATCATTAATCAATACAGAAGAAGTCATTATTAATTGGTCAAGATTAATAACACTATATGAAGCACCTTCTTTATTTAATATTTTAACAAAAACTTTACCTGTAACAGTTTTTGTTGTTTCATTAGTAGTATAATAAAACGAACAATATGCTGGTATAGAAGCTCTATTTGAAATACCACAATTTTTAGCAGGAATATCATAAGCAATTAATTCTCCATTATTAGGACCAATAACACTTAATTTAGTATCTTCATCTACGTTTAAATAGATATTCATTGGAATTTTACTAACTCTTCCAAGAGGAGAATTAATAAAATATTGAGTACTATTATTATTAGCTAAATCTTTATTATATAAAATAATACTTGTTACAAAAGGATTTTTATCTTCACCATAATAACTAAAATAACTTGATTTCAATCTTACATTTACATATTTAGATATATCATCATCAAGTTTAACATTATTTAAACCATGTTCTTTATAATTAGAAATATACAATCTATTCTTATAATTGATTACATTTTTAACATTAAAATAATTATAATTTTCTTCAATAAAAGTTTGAACATCTGATTCTATTAATTGTTTAATATCAAATTTAAATGTATTAGATTCAATATTAATATCAGATGTTCTCCAAGATTTAGTATAAGATTTAGAAGCACAAATAATACCTAATTGGTAATATTTATAATTAGTTTTAGTAGAATATTCGTGATATATATTAAAAGAAAATGTTTCAGTAGCTATATCAGATGTATTACTAAATGAATCTGTACATCCAGCACAATATCCATCTGGAGCATCACTTAATGTATTTTTAGTAGGTACAAAATATTTAAAAGGATCAGGAATAGATAATTGATATTCTTGAGGATAACAATATCTAAATATTTCTTGTTTAATTAAAGTATCTACAAATATAGGATAACCAAGATTAAACCATTGAGTATAATCTGACTCATTAATTTTATATCTTATAAACATATAATACCAGCCTTTATAAGCAGAACCTGATACATATTTATGTTCATAAAATTTAGATATTAATACTTCTGGAGAAATAGGATAATGAGCATCAGTAAGAGTATTATCATAATTGTCTACAATACTCCCATCTTCATCATAATGTCCAAGATTAATAGTTTTTAAAGGAATATCTACATCTTCTACACCATATTCTGCAACAGTTATGATAAGATTATTTTCTACATTATATGTAAAAGCACCTTTAATTTTACCACCAGACCATTTCCATTTACTATTTACAGGTACACAACTTTCTAATTTTTCAGAATATCTATAAATAACATCAGTAGGTTCTGTATTATTCTGTTTAGTACCTCTAACAAATAGCACTACTTCATCATTACAAGGTATATAACCAAGAATATTCCAATCTCCTTTAAAATCTTGAAGAAGACCTTCCATAATAGGAATAACAGAATCAATACTTATCTCATTAGTAAGACAACTCATGTCTTCACTCAACATCATATTCTTTGCAGAAACTAAAGAAAGATTTTCACAATCTTTAGGATGTTTATTAAGATTAAGTTCAGGCTTAATATTCATAATTATTCATTACGTCTAAAAGTGAAATTATAGAACATACCTCCCCAAGCATTACCATCATATTTTCCTTGACCATCAATAGCAACAGAACTTTTAGCTTTACTACGAAGTTCCATCCAAGCCACATAAGGATTGATAGCAGGATTATTAGCATTAAGATTAAGCACTGGATGTTTCATTCCACGAGTAAGCATTTTATACATACAGAAAGCACCAATAGCTTCAATCAACAAGCCATTGTTAGGAATTTCAGGTAAATCACAATGATAATAATCACTATAATAAGTCTTTACTTCCTCACTTTCAATAGTAATTTCATCAATATCAAAATTAAGTTCTATTTGATTTTCACCAATAAGAACATAATTATGATTAGATTTACCGCCATGTTTTATTTCTTTAATATTATATCTATCAGGATAATCTTTATCAATACGAGTTTCAGCAAACATATCAGGTCCATAAGCAGCATTAGGATTATAATTAATACCAGCAGTACCAGTTGGCATTCCACATTGTTGTTCCCCCGTAGAGGAACAGCACCGTTTCCCATTTGCATTTGACATCATAGGAATCTTACAACCTTGCTTATCATAAACAACAAGTCCTTGTACTTTAATAGCACAAGGAGAATAAGCAATACGGTCAATAACTTTTAATGTTCTTTTCTTTCTTTCAGTACAAAGAACTTTTAATTGGGACATAGCATCAATAGACCAAGCAGCAACCCGAGGAATCCAATCACTTGTATCAGGATTAAAGTCGTTGTCTATTTTTGCTATTATGCGCTCCACGTTTGTATTTATCTTGTTCAGCATTTCTAATAAACTTTAAATAATCCGTTGGATATTTAAAAAGAGTAGCGTTTAATTTATACGCTATATTAACTTTAAGATTAAGAATATCTTCCCTACTATTACATTGCTTTGAAACTTCCTCTTGACTTTTACCTCGAAGAGGAGCATCAATATATTCAACAGGTTTAAATTCTTGTTTACTTTTATGTAATATTTTGCTATTAACAATATCTATCTCATAGTAAAAATTATCTTGTCTATAAACTCTATAATCTTCAACTTCATATTTAATTCCTCGTGCTTCATACCAAGCAGCTTTTTTAGCGTCATAGAGTTCTTTACCTTCAGCAAGTAATTGTTTCTTTTTAGCAGCAGTAGCAGCAAAATCAATAATCATTTTAGGTTTACCAGTAGTCCAACGACTTATAAGAAGATCGCCTATACCATATCCATAAGCATAAGCATATCCATCTAATATAGCTTTATGAACTCCATAACCATAAAATTTATTAACTAAAGCTTTAAATTCTTTAAACTTTAAATCAGAAGTACTTTTAGCAGTTTCATAATTATTAATATGACGATTACAATGTTTAAGTAATCCACAGTATTTAACAACTTGTAAAACTAATACTCTTTTAGGACCTGCTTCAAGCTCTTTAAGCATCTTATGTGCTTTCTTAAAAAGTAGTTCTTCATTATTATATTTAGTCATTCCCCATTCAATAGGAAATTCTAAAAGTTTGATACCAAGGTCATAAAGTTCACCAATATTCTCAATCAAACGATTTTTACAATCTAAAAGAATAGCATAAGCAGTTTCATACTTTTCTTTATAAATAGGAATATTTTCTTTAGCTTGATTAACAAACATATAATAATAGTCGTTTATCTTATAATCAGGTTTCATATCTTATCCTCGTAGTTTATTAATTTCAGAAGTTTCATTAGTCTGACGATGAATCTCCAAATGAAGTCTTTGATAAACCATATCTTTAACAGTGCCTATAAGATCTTCCGGCAATAAGAATTCATCGTCATCAATAGTAAATTCGTTAATAGTTTTTTCACCTTCAATAGTTTCAGTCTTAATAATATGAGGATACTCAAATACAGATTCAACAATAATATTTTTAAGATTAGTAATATCATTGCCGGGAGAAAGGCGAATATAAATATATTCGTTAATGTAATCATAAGTGGCAAGATTACACATACCGGGAAGAAAATTATTAAATCTTGCAGAAGCCTCTTTTGCAAAAGGAATTTCATGAGGATTGCTAACTCCAGCAGTTCTTACAGAATGAAAAGGAATATTATGAGGAAGACGAGTAGGACGAGGTACTTTTTGAGTAGTACGTTTAACAACAGAAAGTTTAAGAGAATCAGTGTCTTTTAAATCTCCATCAGGAACATCAATAAGAGTAAGACGAAAACGCTGTTGAAGCACTTTGTCTGTAATAGAGTGATTATTATAACTCTTACGAATAAGTTCGTTACGGGCATGAATAATCTCTCTTTTAATCGCAACACGAAGAGCATTATTATTAGGCTCTTGAGCAACGTGTGCAATTTCAGAAACAAGTTGATTAATAGAACTCATATTACCACTAATAAGATTATGATATAGAATAAAGATATAAAAAATATTTGGAATAACTTGCATTTCTGCAAAACTTTTATAATAAGACAAACAAAAAGGCTCGACGTTAATACGCCGAGCCACACAAAGAATAAGAAAATAAAGAGTTTAAATAGCCTTAAAGTACTCCCAGACTTTATCATCATCTGCATCTACATCTTCAAACCAATTAACGATAGTAGCTTCAATGATCTTTTCTTTCATTTCATCATCACTAATGTTGCCAAACCATTTTTCATATAAAACAATGTTATCATGGTATTGAGCGTTAAGAGCAACATAAACATCCCACATAGTTATATCATTACTGATACCTCTAACACGTTTATCGTAAATCTTTTTAGCATCTTCCGGAGTAAACATATGACGAGTAATTTTATTTCCTTTACCATCTATATGATACATTTCCTCAACTTGCCATTCTCCATATACTTCATCAAAGTGAGGACCTTTAATCTTTTCATGTATATTACACATAATCTCCCAACAAGCATCTTTATCTTCTTGAGTTTTATGCTGAAAATGAGTATCAAAACTACTAATAATATCCCAAGCAGTTTCATTATCTAATCTATGTGTAGACTTATAGTGATCTACCATTTCTTTAAACTTGTGCATAATTTTAAACGTTATATTGTTTTAAAATATCTTTAAATTCTTGTATATCATCTTTATCTAAACAAATAGCTTTGCTCATAAAAGGAATCTTAATTTCAACAGCTCCATTTCCAATCGCAAGCCCATGCTCTTCCTTTACGGGGGAAGAAATAAGATTATCAACGACATCATTAAGAATACCGTCAGCATCAATCATTCCGTTTTCATCAGTAATTAAAGATAATGCTTTATCTATTTTGGAAATATTATTATTTATAATTCTTGAAACAAAAGGACGAATAAAAACATTAACAAGTTGACTATCTCCAGATAAAGTTGTAAGTTTATTATTGAAAAATTCAATAAGTTTATTAATAACAATTTCTTTATTTACCATAGTTTATTTATCGTTAATAGTTTTAATAAATTCTTTATATGTTAATTCGGGATTAGCTTTAGCTGCAATCTGAAACTTTTTAAACATTTCAATTTCTTTATTAGATTGAGCAACAATTTTATCCTTACTACTCTTAATAAAATTCAATTGTTTAGTTAGTAAATCTTTACCAACTTCTGATTGTTCAACAACTCTTTTAACAGAATTAATTAAAGCCTGTTGAATAAGTAATTTTAATTCATTATCAATAGCAGAATAAGTTTCACTATTGAAAAGAATATTTCTTTGGTCTTCTGTAAGACTTGAAATTTCTCTATCAATTTCATTCCAAAGAGAACCATTTGTAGCAGTTTGTTTAACTTGACTATACTGCTCTTTCATGGCTTGTAATTTTCTCATTCTATCTTCAATTTCACGTTCATAGTCAATATTGTTAGGACTATAAGGATTTTGAAGAATAGGGTCGATGCCAAAGTTAACTGTATAATTGGGATTAGTCATAGCTATTTATTTTCTTATTGTTTGAAAAGAAGAACTACTTTGAACCGAAGCTCAAAGTAGTTCCCCCGTAAAGGAATCATCACGGCCAGATAATTAAGCAGCAGGGGTAGACGAAACTGCAACCTGACGGCAAGGATTATAAGAAGGATAACCAGTAACAGTAGGTTCGTTAGGCAGAACAAGTTCACCCGTAATCATACGGCAAGTACGACGGAACAGGTTAAAATCAGCATGCTCAGCAACACGACGAATATCCGACTGAATAAGAGCATCTTGATAAGGACGAGTAGCCGTAAGAACAGCAACTTTAGTTTCGAGGTCGCTAATACGAGCATTAGTAATATCAAAACCATCACGCGTACTCTTATAAAGACCAAAGTCTGCGTCTACCTGACTCTTATAAAGACCAAACATTTCAGCATTAATCGTCTGACGGTCATTAAAACGAGCGTTCTGTCCGTTATAAGCTAACGACCACATACCATTGATAAGCTCACACTTATCTTCTTTTTCAACAATACCCTCTGCGCCAATGCCAGCAGCGGCAGCAACACCTGCACGATTACCGAACAGACCACCACCAAGGCCACCACTTAACAGCCAAAGAGCAGTACCAGCAATACCAAGTCCAAGACCTGTACCAGTTACACCTTTCGATGCGTACTCCTTGTGAGAACCAACCTCAACAAGCTCTTCACCATTCTCTTTATTAATCAGTTTCATAAAGGAAAATTTTAAAAATGTTAATTTGTAATTGATTTTGTAAACGTTTACAATACAAACATACATTTATTAAGCAATGGCGCATAACGATAACAAAAAGCCCCGCAGACGTTAATCTACGGGGCATGGAGTTGGCAACGAGTGGTTAATAAGGTTTATTACTTTACAGCATTTCTTATTCTCTTTAATTTAATACCAATAAAATCACTTTCAGTCCATGAAAGTTCTTTAAAACCAGCAACTTTACGACCGGGAGGAATAATACCTTCACGAACATAATTATCAAAAGTAGACGGACTACAATGAAGTATTTTCTCACATGCAATAGTTTTACTAATACGTTCACCGCCTTTATTTATAGTAGCAAGAAGTTTAACAAGTTCAACTAATTCTTCTTCTGTAATTTCACTATTTCCTGCATCAATATTGTCTATTGAATGCTGAAGTTCTTTTTTCAATACTTTAAGTAACACGCTCATCTTTTGTAATAGTGTCAGTATTTTTTTTTGTTGTGAAGATATAGACCTATTAGAATAAAAACGCCAGCTAATATGTAATACGATAACAGTAGCAACGAATATCCACATTCTATACTTG